AAAATTTATTATTATGAACCAAATAGATTTACATGGATTAACACATGATGTGGCAGTTGATAGAGCTGAAGATTTTGTGTTGATGGAATCACACAATGAATTATTTGAATGTAGAGTAATTACAGGTAATTCAATGAAGATGCAAGTTAAGATAATTGATATGTTAAAAGAACATAATTTCAGATGGTATATACCAACTTGGAATACTGGTGAAATAATAGTTTCAAACTAATACATGAACTACACTAAAGATATATTATCAAACGAAGAATTAAGTTTTTTATTAGAACAACTGAATCAAACTAAAATTCTTACACCTGAAGAAGCACAAGAAGAATGGAAAGATACTCATCCGTATGCTTTAAATAATGGAAGTGGTCTGAACCCAACTATTTTTCAAGTATATAATACAGAAAACAAAACACTTAACAATTGGTTATCCAATAAGTTTTCGAAAAACAATATAGTTGAAACTTTATATACAATGGAATATAGAGATGGGGATTTTTCATCAAAGCATAAAGATTTCTTAAGAAACGTTGCCATTATATTATTAACTGATGATTTTGATGGAGGTAATTTTTTAATAGAAGATGTAGATGTTGAATTAAATAACTTAGGTGAATGTGTAATACTGGATGGTCATAAACATATACATGAAGTTACTGAAATAACAAGAGGAATACGAAAGGTTTTGGTTATCTTCTTTAAAGCAAAATACAACTTATTATGATAAATAATCTATTTCCAACGCCAATATATTATAGCAATATAGATGAGAAGTTACTAAAAACTCTTCAAAAAGATATTACTAAATACATTAAAGATAATGATGATTTATTTAAAACAAATCAATGGAAGTGTAATACAAAAACAAATATTTTTTGTGAGACTGGAAAGGAATTCTTTCCTGATTACCTAAAGGATGCAATTATAAAACACACATCAGAATATATTGTAGAGTGTGGATTTAAACCAAGACCATTTTATATTGATGATTGTTGGATTACTCTTGGAGGTGATGGGGCGTATCAAGAGTTACATGACCATATTGGAGCGGGTAATGTATCGAATGGATTCTCCGCTGTACTTTATATATCAATAGATGAAAACAAAGGTGGAGAGTTTGTAATGGAATCACCAATTGATACTTTAGCTAAACTATTACCAGAATCGGATAATGAATTATTAGCTCCACAAATACATATTGAACCACAAGAAGGTATGATGATATCATTTCCATCTTGGTTAAAACATGGAAGTTTACAATACAACTCCACAGATAAAAAAAGAATATCAATAAGTTGGAATGTAAATTTTAATTAAAAAGACTTGGATATATGAAAATAATTTCGTATATTTGTAATACAAATAATTTAAATTTAAAACAATGAGTGAAAAACTATATGTAAGAAAGTGTGAAAGATACACCATTTGGGAAGCAACAGAAGAACCTATTGAGGTTGATGTTGACAAACTAAGAAAATGTGAACCTCCTTATGAGGGAAGTACAACACAAGAACTTTGGGAGTACTTGGAAGAGAATATTTACGATTGGGATAACCAAGATGAGTTCATTGAAACTAATAAAGAAGTTTATGGTGAAGATGAATTACAAAATCTTTTATTAGAAGATGGGTATCACGATAAAAAAGTTTATTCTGATTCAAGAGAGAAGGGTTGCGAAGATTGGGTTGAACTTGGACATCTAAACGAAGAGTATAGAAAGACAGGTGGATTCGAATCTTTAAAAGATAATAATGATTGGTAAGATATGGCAAAATTAAGAAGAAAAGTAATTATCACAACAGTTCGTTGGGAAGATACAGAAGAATTAACAGAGGACCAAGTTAAGAGATGGAAAAGTGGGGATGATGACCTACAAGATGAAGTTCACGATGAGGTGGTGGATGATTTTGATTTGGTAAGAGATAAAGTATTAGAGGATACTGAGTGGCCTGAACTAATAGAAGAATAAGATATGGCAAATGAAATGGAAACTTATGTTACCATTAAGAATGGTGATATAAACGTTGCAAACAAATTAAAAGAATTATTTACTCCAAAGGAAGGTGAATATAATTCGAGAACTATTGAATTGATTAATCGATTGTATGGTAAGGATTATACTTGGGATATTAACTTAAGTAAAGAAGAAAACCAAGAGGCTGAAAATACTTGGCCAGAGTTTGAGTGGTTGGGAAACAATGTAGGTTCTAAATGGATTTATTCAGAATATGACCATGATGACGATACAGAATATACTCACCTTGTAATAACATCACCTTGGGCTGTACCACAAGGGTTTCTAAAAAAGCTATCAGAAGTTCTTATTGATATAAAAGAAGATTGTTATATATTAGGAACTTATGAAGATGAATCATATGACCCGATGGGAGCTTTCTTATATGCAAAAGATTGGGAAGATATAGAAGATTTAGATGAAGAAATCGATGAAGATAAAATATGGGAAGATGATTTCTATACTGAAGAGTTAAGAGAAAAAACATCTAAACTACAATATGATATCGAAGAAGCTTATTCAGAATTTTTAAATGAAACAGAATAAATTAGGTTTTACTGCAGGTAACTTTGATTTATTACATCCTGGTTACATATATACTTTTGAAGAGGCAAAGAATCATTGTGATAGATTTATAGTATTCCTTCAGAAAGACCCTTCACTTCATAGGAAATCAAAATATAAACCTGTGATTCCTTTGTATGAAAGATATAGAACATTAATGTCAATTAAGTATATTGATGAAGTTTATATTTATCAAACGGAACAAGATTTATTAAAGCTCATAGAATTTTTCAAACCAGATATTAGAATACTTGGTGAGGATTATATCGGAGAAGATTTTACAGGTAAAGATTTACCAATAGAAGTTATTTACACAACTCGTTCGCATGGATGGTCAACAACGAAGATAAAAGATTTAATAACAAAACAGACAATAAAACAAAATCCAAACATTAATGAAAAAACTGATATATAAAATAACTCCACCTGATGGAACAATGGGAAGAGAAGATTCTCCTTATAGTATTGAGTTTGTTACAGATAGAACACCTGAATGGACAGAGCAACAATACCTTAGAAATAGAGAAGTTGGATATCATATGGAATTGATAAGTAATGAAGAAACAAAAGAAAAAGAACAACTATCAAGAGAAGTTGAGTTGGGATGATATGAGTTATGGTGAAGCCTCTCATCATATCGGCAAAAAAACTACTGAGAAAGTTCACAAATCACAAAAAGAATATAATAGAAAAGGGAAACACAAACGTAAGTGGAGTGATTTCTCTGATGATGATTATTAAACTAATATATACTTATATACATGGAAACATTTATAACATTTGGCTTAGGTGTAGTTATTACATTATCGATTGTTGGAGTTATATACTCTGTAAAAACAATATCAAAGATAAAAAAAGAAACAAATGAAACACTTGATGAAATCGAAGAATATACCAGTTCTATTGATGAAATAGAAGAAAGGGTTACTAAGATAGAAAAGTCAATAGAATTATTAGATAAAAAACACGATAATATAAATGAAGGAATTTATCGTAACATCGAACAACTCGATAAAAATCAAGAAGAAATATTTCTTAGATTAGAAGAGTTTGAAGATGAGGATGAAGAAGAATCTTAAGAATGGCCCGTTCGTCTATCGGCTAGGACGCCAGGTTTTCATCCTGGTAAGAGGGGTTCGATTCCCCTACGGGCTACTAACTACTAAATTATAAAATTATGCTTACATCATTATCAATCCTATTTTTAGGAATATCAGTTATACTTCTTGCTTTTCAAATTTATAGACAAAAGGAAAGATTAGATTATTTAGAATCATATTTAGAGGATACTGAAAGAACGATTATAAAACTCGATAGAGATATTAACCAAAGAGTAGATAGGGAACTCGAAGATACACATCAAACATTTAGAGATGTAGAAACTGATTTAAGAAGTCAGTTAAAATCGAGAATGGATAAACTTACGAATCAAATAATAAAAAAGATTCCACCTACCAATGATACAATAATCAAAGAAGTTCAAAAAATGAGAGATGACTTTTTTGCACTAAGACAAAATTTTTAATATGAATAAAGATATAGTAAAAGGAATAATCGTATTAACATTATTATCAACATTAATTTGGAGTTTAAATTTAAACTTCAATCCAACAATGCAATTATCTTGGTTGGAAGCGTTTGGTTCTATTAGTTTAATTTTTATGATTGGAGCTACTTTCCTTACAAAACAAAAGTAGAAATGAAAGATAAGATAGTATTTCTTTTATCAGTAGGTATAATAGTTTTACTTGGAATGTTAATAATAGGAGATTTTATTATTTCCTCAAAAGAAAACAGACCAGTAGATGAATCAATTATACATTTGATACAAATATCAATTACAGGTATAATAGGAATATTAGGAACTTATTTTGGAATGAAAAACAAAAACAAATAAATTATGGCAAATCCAATAGTATGTCTTGAAGCAATTAACAATGTTAAAAAATCAGTTCAAGGGAATGACCCAAGAACTTGGATGAAAGCATGTGCAATAGAAACCTTACTAAAAGGTAAAAGTGGTAAACATTTTAAAAATTGTTTAATAGGTAAAATGGAATCTACTGCTCAACATATCGAAAACCCTGCTGGTTATGCAGACGAACTGTATAATGAAATTAAGGGCAAATGTAGTTAATACTACAACTAAATTAAAACACAATTATGAAATATTTAAAAGAGAAGTTTGGTAAGTACTTCCAATTCAAAAATACCATTAATGGAACAGATTATTTTCTAAGAGGATTAGCAATGTTACTATTTGTTATTCCAATGGCAATCTTTATTGGAGTAGGAGTAGGGATAATTGCTGCAGGAGGAAATTCACTATTAGCTGGTATTCTTATTTTATTAGGAGGGTTACTTACGATACCAATGATTTGGTTTTCACTAGCAACAACATATAAAAGAATAAATGCATTCTTTCCTAACAAAGCAACATTACTAACTGTACTAACATTTTTATTCTCATTTGTAGTAGAGGGATTAAATCCTAATAGTGGAGTTAATTTAGATTTAGAGAATCCAGCACCAATTGTAAGTCCAATTGATAGTCCTATCTACATAGTATGTTTATTAGTATCATTAGTATGGAGTTTTTATTTACTATTTGGTAATTCAAAAGTTGAAAAACATATTGGATAATGAATAAGGTATTTTTATTTATACTACTATTAACTTCTTCTTTACTCAGTTCACAAAACTTTGTAGGGGAGAAGTTTAAGTTATCAGCGGATAGTGATAACGTAGTATTTTTATTTGAAGATGGAAACTCAGAGGGTAGTTATATCGGAGGTGTACTTACTAAATCGTACTTACGATTCGTTATATCTAAAAAAGAATTTAATACATCCTTTAAATCAAATATAAAAAAACTGAATAAAAAATCTAAAGGAACTATTGTTACAGAAAACTATACATTAGACAAATATGATTGGGATAGTAGTAGAACAATTTTCTTAACAGTTGGTAATAAGATAGGTTCTATTGAGAAACAAGAAGTTAAACAATTACTAAAATTATGAACATAGGAGAAGTGGCAGAGTGGTCGAATGCACTGGTCTTGAAAACCAGCGTACGGCAACGTACCGGGGGTTCGAATCCCTCCTTCTCCGCAAAAGGGGGATTAGCTCAGTTGGCTAGAGCACTACGCTTGCACCGTAGGGGTCATCGGTTCGAATCCGATATCCTCCACAAAAACATATTATGATTTTTCCTTCATACAAAAGACCGATAGAATATATAAATCATAGACCTTATCTGATACATGCTATCATACCAATTGAAAGAATCAGAGATGCAAAGTTAGTAAAAGAATGGTTAGGAGTTGATACTGCATTTAAAGTAAAGAATGCAGATTATTGGTTTTGTGAAGAAATACAAGAAGCAAATTGGGAACAATTATAATTATATAATATGAGATGGGTAGAATACTTTAGAACATTGGCTCACACAGTCAAACTTAAATCCAAAGATGTAAACACACAAATTGGTGCAATCATCGTTGGTAGGGATAAAGAAATTGTATCTACTGGCTACAACTCATTCCCAAGAGGATTACAAGATAATCTAAAAGAAAGACAAGAAAGACCAGAAAAGTATTATTGGTTTGAACATGCTGAAAGAAATGCAATATACAACGCAGCAAGAATAGGAGTATCTACTAAAGGAACTACTATGTATCTTAGTTGTGGAATCCCTTGTTCAGATTGTGCAAGAGGAATCATAAATGCAGGTATCACAAGAATCTTTTGTGAAAGAGGTGTTACTACTAAAGGAGACCATTGGGAAGAAAACTATCATAGAAGTTTCTCAATGCTAGAAGAGGCTGGAATTAATATTCAGTTTTATGATGATGAATATGGTGGGTTGTAATACTTATAATCACTATGACAACATCCAAATTTACCGAAGAAATATTATACAAATCTCATTCACTTGGAATTAGAGATGAAGTATTTGATTTATCTAAACAATTAAGAGAACAAGATAGAACATTAGATTTTCATGGTTCTATTGAAAAGGCTTTTAATAGATTAAATATCAAGTAATTCATATCTTTATATTTATAGTAGTATGAGTTTTTCAAGTAAATATCCAGATATACTAAAAAGTATTGCTCCTTCATTAGTAAATTACTATAAACAATTTGCTGAAAAGGAAAAGATTGCCTCTGTAACAGTAAATCATGAGATTTCAAGTACACCAAGTATTGATAAGTTTTGCACTTATCTAATAAATCATGATGGTGATGGTAATGGAATATATGGAGCTGCAGATAAAGAATCAATCTCATCCGCCGTTTCATTGAGAAGCTTTTCAATCATTCCTCAAGAAATCCCAACACCAAAAGAAAAAGAACAAGTACAAGAACCTTCAAGAGAAACAACACCTCCCAAAAGTGTAAAAACAGCAACTCCGGTGGTTGAAACAGTTGCAGACTCAACTACAACAACATCAACACCACCAACATCTCCACCAACATCAGGACCATCAAGAGGTGATGTTCGTAGAAATCCAAATAGGAACTTATTTAGACGTGGAACGTATCAGGAGTGGGATGGGGCAGCTTGGAAAACAATATCAAGAAGTAGATATAGTAGAGGGAGAGTTCAAGGTAAACTATATCCGAGAACCAGTTCTAATAGTACTTCTAACAGTGGTAGTGGAAGAAGAAGAAGAGGAAGAGGTATTTTTGGAGGAAGAAATGAACAAACAGGAACACCACCATCGGGAAGAGGTAGATACCCATTTGAAGTGCGTGATGACTTTATTTGGAAAAGAAACAAATGGGAGAGGCTATAATGACACCACAATTACTCAATACAGTAGATTGGAGAAAATATCTTATTGAAGATTCCGATAATCCAAGGATAAAACGATTTCTTGAATCAAGAGGTAATCAAGTATTTACTGAACTTACACGAGCTGTAAACTTTGCTAATAAAAATGGTAGAAAGAAAATTGTATTAATTGTTCATCCTAACGCTGGAAATGCAATATTAATCAAGGAAGATGAGTATATGGAAGTTTATGATATTGCCACAAAGTTTTTTGAAAAGAAAGAAAACTATGAAGCGTGTAGCCTTGTTAGTAAGTATAAAACTAACTTCATTAAAAGACAAAGACAGAGACAATCTGTAACTAAAACTATAAAACTTTAGTTTAGTATATTTATATAAAGTAAAAGGAAACGTACAATATGAAGGGAACATTTTTCTCAGCTGATTTCGTAAAAACAGATAACGGTATAAAGTTTTTAGAACTTAATACTGATACTACTGATGTATTTAATGTACTCGATAATGGATTAGATTATACGGGCTTAATATCTTTATTACAAAGTCAATCAATAGATACATTTGAAGTAATATATAAACCTCAATTTCAGAAAGAGATTGTAAATCACATTTCAGAAAGTATTAGAGATAACGCATCTTTTATTACAACTTGGGTAGAACATGAAGAATCTGCAGATACAATATACCCAACATCAGTTTCAGATGCAAGTAATAAGTTTATTCTTAGAATGGCGTATGATGAAAACGCGGTTGTAGATTCTGTATATGCTAAACATGATGTAAATTCATTATCACTATTTAATGAATATACCGCTTCGAGTGATTGTGCACCGTTTTACATTTCTTCATCTGATATGGTTGTTGATACTTTAGAAAGAAAAACAAATCCTGGTATTTATCCTGATATTGTTTTAAAAAATCAATGGTCAATTAGTACAGTTTCATTTTTAAAAGTAAGAGGACATCGTAAAGACGGAGAATTTGTTACTGGTTCAAATCCTACTCATATTAAAATATCTGGTAGTTATTATAATAACGCTACAATTGAGGGCACTCATGGATTAGTAGATGGTAGTTTTGTATCTGCTTCAGAAGAAGTTGTAGGTACTCATGTTTTACTTGGTGGTAGATATGAACCTTTATATTGGGAAGATGTTGATACCGGTGAGTATAATCCAAATCCTGATTTACAACCAAAATATGTATGGGTTCAAGGAAGTATAGAAACGGGTTCTCAGTATGATGAATCTCGTATTAATGATTTCATAAGTAACTCAGAATTAGATTCTCATGTTTACTATACTAATTTTCTATATGGTACTGGTTCTATTATAGATAATCATGTAACTTCATTAAGACATTATGGTATTGTATATGGTTCTGAGTTGAATCACTTACCATTGGGAACTGTATCTGGAAAGAGTGTATTACAATTACCAACTTATGCTGATTTTGATTTTACATTTACTGATGATGAACACTATACTCAGAAACATTATCATGAGTTTTCAACTTCCTATATAAAAGAAAGAAGAGTAAAAAGAGGTATATATGAAACTGAAACTCTTGTATCATCAAGTGGAGACCTTGTTGATATTGAAGATGTGATAAGTGGTTCTATTGTAAAATCATTTTATATACCTAATATTACAGATGATGAAGATTTAAGTGCACACTTCATGAACGTTTCTGTATCTGGTTCTACTCTACCTGCTAATTCTTCATATACCTCATCACTTGTAGTAGCAGACCCTTCTATTCAAGAAATGGCAGACCATATAATATATGAACTAAAAGTTAGTGGTAGTGATGAATCAAACTATATGTCAACTGATGTTATTGCATTAATATACGAAAGTTCATCTAATGAATTTAAATTTAAAAATGTTGTGGCTATAAATGAAGATGACCATTATTTCTTTGATGATAATTCTAACCTAATTCCAATTTTAACTTCAAGTGTTCATATCTTAAATGTTAGCACAGGTTCGTTTTATGAAATAGATGTTGAAACAGAAGATAACTATATATTGGCAAATGATACAGAAGGACAAGTACAAACAAGTTTATCTGCAATTGTACACAACAATAAACTAAAACCCTACCAATAAAAAAATGGCTATACAGAAAAATGACATAAAGAAATTAATTTACAAATCAATTGATAATCATCATAGTGGTTCGTATACTGTTTCTGTATCTTCTGCAGAAAAAACAGAAGTTAATAGAATCATGGGCAATTTTTTCTCTTATGTTTTAGATAAACATTCGTAAATGTATTTTAATAAAGGTTACTATTCTTCAGATAAAGATAATATTTTTTATCTTGCACCAATCCCACTCTACATAAAACAATATGATGATGAGTTATCAGATAAATTATTTTCTTTAGGGAAGGAAGTATTATCAGAAGGTCAACAAAAAATGGGCCAAGAACTACCAGAAAAATATGATGATGAGAGATATAGTTATTACAATATAAATTATGATAGAAAAGAAAATTGGGTAGAATCCGATTCTCAAATGCCAATAGGTAGTAGGTTCTTTACACCTCCAAATGATTTTTTAAATAGAACTGAAGATTGTGTTTTAGATGCTGTTGATAGAATAAAATTAGGATTTAAAAACTTAATAAACTCTCTTGATTTTGATATCATCGTAAACGAATCAATAATAACAGAAAGTTGGTTACAATATTATAAACCAACAAGTGGGTTAGGGCACAACCAACACAATCATTCTCGTTGGAGTAAAGATGAACAAACAAATTTATCTTTTAGTGGAGGATATTATTTGAGTGATGGTGAACCATTACCAGACCATCCATATAGTGGTGTATTTGCTTTTCATGAACGAGATAGACAATACATGATTAGACCAAAAAAGGGAATGTTAATAATATGGCCATCTGATATAGTACATTCAGTAAAGCCCTTTTATGGTAAATCAGAAAGAGCTGTAATTAACTTTAACTTACACGCAAGTAAAGTTTCTAAAAATAAATTATTATGAAATCTATTTTTGTATTCTGGTCAGAACCTATGTTTTCTTCTGAATCAAAAGGATATAATAAAGATAGAAATCCAGAAGAAATAATTAAACTACATGATTTTGAAATAGAAATCCAAAAACTATCTGCATTAAGTGCAAAAAAATATGTTGGGGAAACAACATTATATACAGATACAAATGGATTTGATTATTTATCAAAACTTGGATTAGTTGACTACTACGATAATGTTGATATTACTTTGTTAAACGAGTTTAATAAATTAAATTTTAATAAAGGATATTTTTGGACAAGTGGTAAAACATATGTAATATGTAATCAAACAGAACCCTTTACTTTTTTAGATTTAGATTTTATTGTAAAAGATTATTTTAACATAGATGAGTTTAAAAAATATGATTGTGTGCATACTCAATGGGAATTACAAAGAAATAAATTTTATGTAGATGAGTCAAAACTAAAATCACTAAACCTACCATACTACTATACTGGTATGTTATATCCCAATACAAGTTTTTTATATATAAATAATACAACTTTATTATCTGAATATTGGAAACTACATGAATCTATAATTTACAATAAAAATTTAACTAAAGTAGATGAATCAATTTGGTTAATGGCAGACCAAGGAATATTACCATTTACTTTTAGAAAATTAAAATCAAAGGTAGCTTGTTTAGAACCATTTATGTACATAGAAGATGGTGAGAGAATACACCAAGAAATAAAATATGGAATAGTACCTCATAAGATGTACTATAAAAACTCAGATGTTATAGATTTAAAATACTATCATGTATGGTTAGAAAAATCTGAGTTACTAAAAAATAAAAATAAAAAAAGTTTGTTTCTAAAAGATATTAATTTACAAATTAAAAATATTAGTAAACCAAAAACAATCTTATGACTTTAACATATAGTTTCGATAATAGAATGGGTTGGTATGATGAAGAGTCTGATATGCGTACCACATGGCATACTGATAAGAAATACATATATGATATGTATAAAGCTTCTATGATTCGTGCAAAAAAGTATGGATATGGAATTAGGTTCTATGGAGATAGTCTTTCTATAAAAGAACTTGATGGTTATTATGATTCTTGTATCTGTATTGATAATATTCAATTTGAATTATTAGATGATTTAAAAATATGGATACATAAGAATAATGATTTGGATTGTGTTACATTTGATGGTGATATCATTTTAACAAATAAATTAAAACTACCACCAAATACTGATGATGCTTGGTTTGAATATAAAGAAACAAAAAAAGGTGGTCCTCTTAGTAAAAAATTCGATATGCAAAATGGATATAATACTATGTTAGATATATTCAAAGATGCAGATACTGAAAAATATATTCCAGAGTTTAGTTATCACAATATGGTTGCATGGAATGTTGGTTTTATAAAATTTAACAATCAAAAAACTAAAGATATTCTTTTAGATGGTTACTATGAGCTTAAAGATTTTTATTTAAATAAAATTGATACATCTTTTGAATTTAGAAAAAAAGGAATGTTGCCTTCTCTAATAGTTTGTCAATATCATTTTGGTAATTTAATAACATATCATAAATTAAAGGCATCTGCTTTAAAAAGCTTAAACCATAAAACATACGACCATTGGGTTGGTGAAATTAAATTTATGGAAGGTTGTAAGGATGTGGTAAAATCTATTTTAGATGGCGATAACAAATTTAGGATGATTTAGTATATTTATATCTGTAAAGATGTTACTTTATGGATACAACCAAAATAATACAACTAAAACTTACGAAAGAAAGTTTAGTTCCTTTCGAAATCTTGGAAGATTATAATATAGTTTTAATAAACAAAGAAAACTATAATAATTATATTCATGAGCTCCTCTACGTTTCAGATTTAATGAAACGAGATTTTGATTGGGTTGGAATTCCTGATGAACTTATGCTACATAGTAGGTTCGAAACACACAACTCCTCAGTACATTTATTTTATTACAATAATTCTCCAATTGGTTGGATGTGGGGTAATCATAACCACACACCACTTTGGGAAGAAATGTATCAACCTCTCAAATCAAATGAAATGTTTGTTGGTGGTGCGTTTGTTACTCAAAAACTCAAAAACAAACCAAAAGGATGTGGAGTTAGTATGTATCATTTAACTTTAAAAAAGTTTTTAGAGTATGATGGAATCGATTGTTTGTATTCACACGCTGACACTTGGAACGAGAAATCAATTCACATTTGCTATAAAGTGGGTTGGTATGATTTTAATTTTATAAAGGAGAATAATGGCAACACAAAACATTAGTAAAAACCCACCTAAAGGTAAAGTAAAGTTTTCAATAACCCTATCAGAAGAACAAAAGATGGCAAAGACAAATATCTTATACCATCCGTATAACTTCGTAATGGGTAAAGCTGGTAGTGGTAAAACACTTCTTGCAGTACAGATAGCATTGGATATGTTTTTTACTCGTAAGATAAATCAAATAGTAATAACAAGACCAACTGTATCAAATGAAGATAATGGATATTTACCGGGTTCACTTGATGAAAAGATGGAGCCATGGTTAGTACCTATTCGTTCTAATATGAGAAAGGTTTACAATAAACCAACTATATTACAGAAGATGGAATCAGATGAAAACATAGAGTTAGTATCGTTATCCCACTTTAGAGGTAGAACATTTGATAATGCGTGTGTGATTGTAGATGAGTTTCAAAACTTAACGAAACAACAACTTAGTATGGTATTGGGTAGATTAGGTAAAGGTTCTACTATGATTCTTACTGGAGACCCACAACAAATCGATTTAAAGTTTGCTAATGATTCAGCAATACACGAAGTACCAAAGGTAAAAGAATCTAAGTTTGTTTATGCTGTAAGTTTAATGGATAACCATAGACACGAATCATTGGATGAGATATTAAGGTTGTTAGCTGCTTATGCATAGTAGTTTAAAATATTTATAGGCTTAAAAAAAAAATAAAAATAATTCACTTTTTGCTTGTTTATTTCATATTTTTTTCGTATATTTACTATGTAAATAATTAAGATATGATATCTTAAAACTAATTAACGAAACCTTAAATATAAAATATGAATAACGAATTACAATTGAAAGAGTATATGTTCACCTTTGAAGAGGGTGGTTGGAATACTGTATGGGCTAAAACCCTAAGAGGAGCTAAAACGTTAGCGGTTAAACAATACAAACAATATCCTACTTTAAATCCAAGGTTAGACTCTGTACACTTGGCAACAAAAGAAGGTTTGAGAGCCGCAATGAGTACATTTTATTAAACAATTAAATTTAAAATTATGATTAAAACAATTAAAAGTAAACTATTAACTTACCTATTCAAAGATTGGGTAATGAACGAAACTGATTTAGAAACACTACAAATATCTAAACAATTTATTAAGAAAAGAGAAGAAGCAATTACAGGTCATATCCCAATACTTGGATTCCGTTCTCACCTATCTCAAGAACAAAGAGATACCCCTACTACTACTTAGTAATTTACTAAAAATAAACACGAAAATATTTGGTAAATCCAAATATTTTTCGTATATTTACATAGTAAATGAGTGATAATAATAACATTAAAAAACAAAAGGTATTGAAAAAAAAGATAGTTTACATCGATATGGATGGAGTATTAGTTGATTTTGGTAAAGCAATTGAAGATTGGTTTGCTAATCATCCACATTTAAAGGGGAGGTATGAAACTTTTCCTGACCACATCCAAGGATTATTCAGAATAGCTCCACCAATGAAAGGAGCCATCGAAGCTGTAAAGAAACTACACAATAGTGGTAAGTATGAATTGTTCATAGCTACTTCAGCTCCATGGGGTAACCCACAATCAAACACAGATAAAAGATTTTGGATAGAAGATTACTTCGGTGATATATTCCACAAAAGAATGTTTATTACTCACAGAAAAGATTTGTTGATGGGTGATTACCTTATTGATGATAGATTGAAGAATGGAGCGGGTGAGTTTAGTGGTAAACTATTAAGATTCGGTAACGATTGGGAAAATGATAACAAACCAAATGAGTTTCCAACTTGGGATAGTATATTAGATTACTTATTATGAAACAATTCGATAGTATAAATTTTTTATTAACGTTTGCATTAGTTCTTTATTCACTAATGTTATTGGGAACATTAACATCTTGTTCGATAGCAGATGATGTATTAGTGTTAGAAGAACCAACTTTAGAAATAGATGGTAGGTTACCAATAGATGATAATGGATATTATCACTTAGAGTTAAACCAAGATACCAATCAAACTATTCACACTATTAGTGGTACGATTGATAATTACGAACTGTACAATCCACTAAAAGTAGAATGGAGTAGTAACTTAGATTGGGTATATCAAGATGAGTTAGTTGAGGTTACAAACCAAGCTTCATATTCTATTGATGGTAGTGTGATGAATGTTATAGCTCCTATTAACACAATGATTGGAGATACATTAATAGTTACAGGTATAATTAGAGAACATCTAACTTCAGATACTATAAAAATCGTTTTAGAATGACAAACTTTATAGAGTTTCCATTTATACCAATAACAAAAAAAACTTTTGAAAGGCAGGAATGGGAAAAGAACACCGATTCAGATGGTGAAGATGATGAGGGAAATCCTTTATCATATACATATTATACACTCCCACTACCAAAAGATAATCCTGATGAAAGAGCTCCATGTTTAATTTCTTGTGCAGATGATGAACAAGAAGAACTTGGACTTGAGAAAGATGAATTTGTTGTTGAGATACATGAATTAAATGGATTGGGGTTATGTAAAACTGAAGAAGAACTTGCAATATTATATAGAAGTTTAACAAACGAAGATATAGAATGACACTTTGTCATGTTATACCTTGACAAAACTGACAAAATGTCATACTATACCTTGACAAAATAGATTGGTACGGATTTGGTACAATAGATAGTAAATGTATAATTAAAAAAAAAGGAATATTATGTTTTACACAATTAATGAAAACTTTGTAGATAACTTCTTTAAGGATATCTACACAACAAAACCAACTAAACGATTACATTCACAATTTGATGCTGAGGTATTGGATGATGGTAAACAACAAGTTACAATTAACACTATTGGACATAATCCAAAAGATATTACAGTAGATGTTACTGAAGAGGAAATTACGGTCAAATCTAAAAAAGGAGAAGATACTTCTCGTTTTGTTCAAGATATTGATTTAGTATTAACAGTTGGTACTGATTACGATGGTGCAAAAACAACTGCTAAATTTGATAATGGGTTACTCACTCTCCTCATTGATAAGAAAGTAAACAAGAAGGCAAAGTCCTTAAAGATTTCTTATTAATCTCATATCAAGAACTAAAAGGGGGTTTGGAAAAATCCCCTTTTTTTATATCCTAATATTTATAATAGTAACAATAAAACATATCAAATGAAAGATATTTATAAATCAAAAGTAGATGATACAATCGAATCAATGGAAACACGAATTAAGATTGTAAAAGAAATGGTTACTGGAGAAAGACCTGCTGATTCAAAAATGGCAGATGTTTATCTACGAGAAGTTCTTACAAATTTAGAAAAGGTAAGAGAGATAGTAATTAGGGGATAACCTTATGAAATTCAGAACACTATTATTAGGATTATCTGCGTTGTTTGTAGCATTCAATGCGGCATTCTTTTCAGTAAGTGGTTTATCTAAACTATTTGCAGGAGCTGCATTTTCTGTAATAATAATGGCAAGTTCATTGGAACTAGCAAAACTAATTACAGCTGGTTATCTTTACAACTATTGGGAAAGGATAAACAAATCATTTAGAATCTATCTAAGTATTGCAGTAGTTATCCTAATTCTTATAACATCATTAGGTATCTATGGATTTCTAACATCAGCATTTCAAGATACATTTAATCAGTATAGTGTAAAAGAAAAACAATTAGCATTCCTACAACAGAAAGAACAATTTTGGGAAGATGATGTAACACGATATGATGAAGAACTTAAAAGAATTAGTAGTAACATTAGTACTCTTTCTAATGCGAAATCTCAATCAATCCAAGTACGAGACACCTCGGTGGTTGGGGGCGTTAGAACCACGATATCAACTTCCGAACTTAGGATGGCAGCGAAACGTATCGAAGTTGAAGAAGAAAATCGTAAAGGTGTTCAAGCCAAAAGAGAAGTAGCATCGGATTCACTACAATCTATTCAGTTAAGAATATTAGATTTAGAATCTATGGAAGGTGTATCATCTGAATTAGGCCCATTAGAATATCTTAGTGGATTACTTAACAAACCAATGGACCAGATTATCAACTGGTTTATCCTAATCATTATATTTGTATTCGACCCATTGGCCGTTGCACTTGTAATTGCTTTTAACAACGCTGTTAAAGTTGATAGAGGAATTGTTAAAAAAGATAAAGTAGTTCGTAAGAGAGAACTATATGGTGAAGATGATTCCTCTAATGATGATAGTGATGAGGAAAAAGAATGGGAAGAAGAACTTACCAATGAATTAGATAACACTTTAGAAGATGGGTTAGAAGATGAAGAGTGGGATGAATCTCATGCATTGGATATGGTTCTTAATGATATGGTTGAGGATTTAGATGAAGATGGTAAGATAGATGAAGATATAAACCAAGATGGTATAATTACTGAAGAAGAAAAAAAGAAAGCATATGAGTTGGGTAATTGGAAACATAGTTTTAATGGTAAACCATATTACTTACATCCTTGGTTTGATTGGAACAAAAAAGAAAGATGGATAAACGATAGACAGGCAATAAATCACTGGTTAAATTATAGAGGTGGTAATACAACTGCACTTGAAGAAATAAAAAGTCAATACCCAACAGATTTTAACTCAAAAACATATTAATATGTCAGTACAAATTACAGAAACCGCAAATAAACAATTGCTTCAAAATCTAAAAGAAGAAGATAAATCACCAGAAACACATCATCTTAGAGTTGGTGTATTAAGTGGTGGTTGTAGTGGTTTACAATACTTTATGGAATTTGGTGAAAAGGATGATTTACTTGAAGGAGATAAAACATTCGAAACCGAAAGTATAAATGTAGTTGTAGATAAACAATCTTTTATGTATCTTTTAGGTTCACAATTAGATTATTCAAGTGGGTTAAATGGTAAAGGGTTCGAATGGTCAAATCCAAATGCCAATAGAACTTGTGGGTGTGGTGAAAGTTTTTCACTATAATGCTTGGATAATTCAAATATTTTTCGTATATTTACAAAGTAAATAAAACTTAAACGAAAGAATATGAATTTAGGATACGCTTGTATTAACATGACTTTGGGTAAACAAAAACCTAAAGTAACCACTAATCGTTCAATGATTAAAAGAACCTTCTTAGAGAAGGGTGTAGAATATGCTGGTGAGTTAGGATTACAGAACTCACGAGATTTATTCACTATATTAGAATGGAACAATCAGAATAATATCAAATGTTTTAGATTATCTTCTGAAATGTTTCCATGGGCTTCTGAGTATGATATTGAGAACTCACCATACTACAAACGAATTGAAACAGTACTTCAGGCGTGTGGACATTATGCAAATACTAATGGTATTCGTATTACCGCACATCCTGGTCCTTTCAACGTACTTGTATCCCCAAGAGAGAATGTAGTAAAAAATACTATTACCGATTTGGAAATACATGGTAAGATATTTGATATGTTGGGATTATCTCGTACACCATATAACAAACTAAACATTCATTGCAATGGTGTGTATGGTGATAAGATTTCTGCTATGGATAGATTCTGTAAGAACTTTGAGAAACTCTCTCCAGCAGTACAAGGTAGATTGACTGTTGAGAATGATGATAAGGCATCTATGTATTCAGTAAAAGATTTGATGTACATACATGAACGTATTGGTATTCCAATTGTGTTTGATTATCACCACCACAAATTTAATACAGGTGGTTTATCAGAACAAGAGGCACTTGAATTGGCAATCTCTACATGGCCAAAAGGTATCAAACCAATTGTTCATTATTCAGAATCAAAAGCATTACATGAGGGTAATGAGAAACTAAAACCACAAGCTCATTCTGATTACATCAATGAATTACCTGATTTGTATGGTAACGATGTAGATGTTATGGTAGAGGCTAAGGCAAAAGAACTATCTATACTTCCATTTATTAATTCCAATAAGTGTGAGTATAGTGGATTATTAAGTACATCAAGTTATGAATAAAATAAAACAACACTTACAGAGATATATAGGTTGGTACTTTTTAGTATTATCTATATGGATGATGTTTCAAGAAGGATATGGATTCGAAGGATTCCTTATATTCTTTGCAACAATTATGAAAGTACCACCATTTGATTTAGTTGGTAGAATGTTTGATTGGGCAGGAGAACTCTCCTATAAATGGGGAATGAGAATAAAAAGTTGGAAAGAAAAACAATCAAGACCAGTTAGAGTATTAGTAACAATCTTGGCAATAATTTTTATTATTTTCCTTATTTGGATTATGCCAGATGAAGAATGTGTATTATGTTAGAGCCCAAAGAATGGTTAAGTGAAAACGAATGGGAAAACAAACCGATAGAATCGGATGCTTTTTCTCATTACACAATGTTGGATACTCTGATGGCAGAATATGCAAAATATTACATGAAAGAAAAATTAAAAGATATTGAAAAGAAAATTAATATTAATAAATTTATTTAATTATGGATAGAGGAAAACGATTACAAAAATCAGAATCGGCAAGAGAGAAACGAAGTAAAACAAAAGAAGTTGTTGATACGATAGAAAAGAGAAAAAATGCTGATGCTAAGAATCTTAAAAAGAAATATAAAAAGATTAAACAAAGACATCACGATAACAAACTATAATATGGAAAAGGAATATATCAAAAAAAATTTAAAACAGATTAAACAATTATTAGAAGAAGATTCTCCATACATTGCAAAAGAGAGAATAGGATTTTTAATTGATGAACTTGAACCAAAAAAAGAAAGACAGTATAGAAGTAGACAAGGTAGAAGTGATAAACAATATGAATCTAATCTGAAAGTAATGACATATGGTTGTTTTGGATTGGGTGCTATTCTACTAATGATGATTCTATGGGGTGTGGTAACTAATGGGTAATGTAAATAGAATATTAGAAGTAGTAGTAGTTCACAAAGGCCCTCGTAAAAACTCTAAAGTAATATTAGATGTGTTTGAAAATACAAGAGTCGATGATATTATTAGTACCACAAAAAGAAAACCACTCATCCCAAAAGAAAATGAAATATTAGATTTGGGAGTTGGTATATCATTTGTAGAAAGATATAAAAAGAAATATAAATTAAAATAAATTATGAAGAACAAGGTTACAGAATTTTTAAACACTTGGTATCCAATTATACTTGCATTCATTTGTATGTGTTATTCTATTGGATTAGGATTATTCGGATACACAGAAGAGGCTCAATACTCGGCTCATTGGGCAGGAACTATTTTACTATTTGCCATAGCAATCAGACAAAGAAGAGGAAGATGAATATAACTATGTTTATAGTGGGTGCTGTAATATTCTCGATATACACCTACTTTACTATTTGGAATATATTCTACGGAGCTAGAAAAAATAGAGAAGAAAACTATCCTGAATACTATGATAGACATGGTTCACCTAAACAAGTTGAGGTTAAAAGAAAAAGAAGAACATATAAAAGAAAGACTAAGGTTTGAAACAAAAGAAGATTTTAATTGTAGTAGGTCATCCTGATAAGAAATCATTCTGTTGGAGTGGTATCTATAAAACTGCTACAAGACAGATGAGAAAACATAAACAATCATATCGAGTGATTGATTTATACAGAGATTCATTTGCGAGACCGAGAACTGATTTGATAAAAAAATATCAAGAGTTAGTTACTTGGTCAACTCACATTTACTTTATATCACCTGTTTGGTGGTTTAGATTAACACCAAGAATGGAAGTATTCTTTGATGAAGTATTTACACCAGGTTTTGCATACAAGTTTGTAAACTTTACAAAACTATATGCATATCCAAAACCATTCTTGAAAGATAAGAAAGTTAGAACTTATATTACACATGGAGCTCCATCACTACCTGTCAGAACTCTATATCTTAACTCAGTCAAACTAAGATTGGTGTTGGGTGTGTTTACCTTCGTTTTCGGATGGAAACTCAGTAGATGGATAAAAACAAAACAATTCTGGTCAGTACCATTTGTTTCTCATAAAAAAAGAACCAAATATTTAACTACTGTAAAGAATGATATTAGAAAAGATTTAGGACTTTGAAATTAAGAGAAAACCAAATAGAACCAGTAGCAATTGGAGTTGAATTTTTACGAACTCCAAAAATGAAACCATCGATTATCGTAGCACCAACTGCTTTCGGTAAATCGATTGTTATCGCTGCAATTGCAAAAGAACTTGGTGAAAAGATTTTGGTTCTACAACCTTCTAAAGAATTATTAGAACAAAACTATAATAAGTTTATAACTCTCGGTGGAGAGGCATCTATCTATTCTGCTTCAATGGGAAGTAAAGAAATGGGTGATGTAACTTACGCAACAATTGGTTCTATTATCAATATAGCGTATAAGTTTAAAGAGATGGGGGTCACTAAGATTATAATCGATGAGTGTGATAGGTATCCGAGGAACAAATCCGGTCAACTTCGAAGGTTTGTGGACGGTATGAAAGCATCTCATGTACTTGGTCTTACTGCTACCCCCTTAAAATTACAAACCAACATGGGAGATACTGGCCCATATTCAAAGTTGGTGATGTTAACAAATCGTTCTAAACATGGAACGTTTTTTAAATACATACTTCATGTTTCTCAGATTCAAGATATTGTTAAGTTAAAATATTGGAGTCCTTTAGAATATCAGTCTTATGATTTCGATACAGGTGCCTTAGTTTACAATTCAAGTGGTGCTGAATATACACAAGAATCTATTGCTCGTTCTTATGAAAACCAAAACATTGGTGATAAGATTGTAAAGAAGGTTGAAGAAGTATATGATAGAAAATCAATTCTTGTAGCAGTACCAACGATTGAACAGGCAACAGAACTTGCAAGAAAGATTCCACAATCAGCAGTAGTACATGGTGGAACACCAACTCAAGATAGAAAAAGAATTATTGAAGAGTTTAGAAATCAACAGATACGAGTTATTGTACAAGTTAATGTACTTACAGTTGGATTCGATTATCCTGAATTAGATTGTTTGATTACAGGTAGACCAACATCATCAATCTCTTGGTGGTATCAGTTTGTTGGTAGAGGAACTCGTATTCATCCACAAAAAGAAAATTGTTTAGTTGTGGATTTTGTAGGTTCAGTTGAAAGATTTGGTAAAGTAGAAGAACTTTATTACAAAGATACTGGTGGTGAAGAATGGGAATTGTTTGGAGAAGGTAAGAAACAAATCACAGGTATTCCAATGCACGAAATAGGAATTCACTTAGAAGGTGGAGTTAATCTTGCAGAAAAGAAAAACGAAGATGGTGATATAGAAAAGGTTTATATGACCTTTGGAAAGTATAAAGGTAAACCCGTCGCATCTATTCCTCCTTATTATAGAAAGTGGTTGGTAGATAATATTACATGGGGCCCTTGGAATATAAAAATTAAAAAAGAAATAGAAAGACTTGGAAATATAAAATAAATTTCGTATATTTGTATAATATGAATAACTTAGACTTAGAATACCAAAAATTACTTCAAGAAATAATACTTGATGGAAAAGAAAAAACCGATAGGACTGGAACAGGTACAAAATCTATTTTCGGTAAACAAATAAGACATAAGATGAGTGAAGGGTTTCCACTTCTTACAACAAAGAAGATGGCCATCAAATCAATTATGACAGAACTTAAGTGGTTTCTTAAGGGAGATACCAATATAAAATATCTTGTTGATAACGGATGTAATATTTGGAATGGAGATGCTTACAAACAATATCAAAGGGCGTGTATGTATGAACTTGATAGAGATGAACTTACACTTAAAGAGTTTGTAGAAAAAATTAAAACAGATGAAGGATTTGCAAGAGTTTGGGGAGAACTTGGACCTGTTTATGGGAAACAATGGAGAAGAATTGAAAAAAGACATGGTTCATCTCCAACATATAAAATAGACCAAATCAAAAATCTTATAGAAAATATTAAAGAAAATCCTGATAGTAGAAGATTGATGGTTAACGCTTGGAATGTTCAAAAGATAGATGAGATGACACTTCCACCTTGTCATTATGGATTTCAATGTTATGTTCAAGATGGTAGATTATCACTACTATGGAATCAGAGAAGTGTTGATACATTCTTAGGATTACCATTTAATATTGCATCTTATGGGATGTTATTACTACTATTATGTAAAGAAACTAATTTAGAACCAGGTGAGTTAATAGGAAACTTAGGAGATACTCATTTATATTTAAATCATTTAGAACAGGCTGAAGAACAAAGAGTTAGAAGTTCATTTGAATTACCATATGTGAATATATCAAATGTAGATATTCTAAATGGTGAATTTGATTATGAAATTATTGGATATAAATCACACCCAACAATTAAAGCACCTTTAAGTAATTAAGATGGAACATAAAAGATTATACGAGATTAAGATTCAACAACTCGAAAAAGAAAATAAAGAACTTAAATTAAAACTTGAAAAACAAGAATTAATTAAAGAAGGTTATAAGGAAGAAATTTCTAAGTGGAATAAAAAATATAAAGATTTAAAAAACCAAATAAAAAATGGATAATAAAGAAATAATTAAAAAAATTTTAGAATTAAAACTTATAAAACCACAAACACAGAAGATTAAGGCACAAATCCAAAAACTTCAACAAAAATTAACTAAATGAAAAACTTTTATAGAAGTAAATCAAACAGAATACTATCAGGTATATGTGGTGGTTTAGGAGAATACTTTGATACAGACCCATTGTTGTGGAGATTGGTATTCATTATATTATTCTTTTGTCCTGCACCAATATTTCTTTTATACATTATAACAACATTTATAACAAATTCAATAGATTATGATTAGAACGGCAGAATGTGTATCACCGATGCATCCAGACAAAATGTGTGATAGAATATCAGACACATTATTAGATTTACATTTACAACAAGACCCAAACTCACGATGTGCAATTGAAACTTGTGGTGGTATGGGAGAAGTTTATATCACAGGAGAAGTTACTTCAAACGCTGTAGTAACAAGAGAAAACATTGTAAAGGTAGTTCATGATGTAACTACTGATGATACAATTAATGTTATCATTAATATCAACTCACAATCACCAGAGATTGCTAATGGAGTTGATACTGGTGGAGCAGGAGACCAAGGAATTATGATTGGTTATGCTTGTAGAGATAACGAACAATTCTTACCACAAGAATATTATTTATCAAGAGAATTAAATAAATTTGTATTTGATAAATATCCATACGATGGTAAAACTCAAGTTACAATGAATGGGAACTCACTTAGAGTTGTATGTTCATTTCAAAATGCACCAACTGAAATGTTAGAAGGGTTAGTTGGAGGATTCTTCAGTAGATATCCACAATATCATATTGAATCATTACATTGTAATCCTGCAGGAGATTGGAACATTGGTGGGTTTACTGCTGATGCTGGATTAACTGGTAGAAAGTTAGCAGTAGATAATTACGGCCCAAGAGTTCCAATAGGTGGAGGAGCGTTTAGTGGGAAGGATTCTACTAAGGTTGATAGAAGTGCAGCTTATATGGGAAGAAGAATTGCTGTAGATATTTTAGAACAAAGACCAGAGGTACAAGAAGTGATGGTTCAACTTGCTTATGCAATTGGATATGACCAACCACTTCAAGCAACCGCAATAGTTGATGGTAAACATGAATTTATTAAAGGATACGATTTATCACCAAAAGGAATTATAGATTTCTTAGAACTTAGAAAACCAATATTCGGAGAATCAGCATCATATGGACACATGGGTGCAGGATTTTCTTGGAAATAATTTGGAATTGTAAAATAATTTTCGTATATTTGTATAACAAATAGTTTATAATGGCAAAAAAATACAAAGTAATATTAATTAGTGGAGGATTTGACCCTGTTCATAAAGGCCATATCGAGTGTATCCAAAATGCTAAAAAGTTAGCAGATGAAGTTTGGATAGGATTAAATAACGATAGTTGGTTAAGAAGAAAAAAAGGTAAATCTTTTATGAAAGAAGGAGAACGAAAGTTTATAATGGAATCATTAAGAGATGTGGATTATGTTTATGTAATGAATCCACTTATACATGGAGATGATACAGCAATTGATTTCATTGACCATGCAAAACATAAATGGCATACTACATATAGTGATGATATAAAAGGTAAAATGGCTTTTGGTAATGGTGGAGATAGAACAGAAACAACCACACCAGAAAACGATGTATGTAATTCATATGGAATAGAATCAGTATGGGGATTGGGAGATAAAGTACAATCTTCATCTTGGTTATTAGAAAAATATTTAAACATAGCAGAATAATGGATATAGAACGATTAGTAAAAGAGTTTCCAAATGATATGGAACTTGGTAAGGCAGTAAGAGAGATTTACTTACAAAGAGAAAAAATTTTAGAAGAACATAAAGATATAAAAATATTTGAATCACCTGATAAGGGTAAAACGGTTTATGTTAGAGGTTGGGGACAACCTTCTTCAACAAGAAAAAAAGTTACAAATCAATTAAACATATTTGAATGAGATTAATTAAAGACCCAAATAAAATAAGAAAAGCAATTGAACCAACTCCCATGACTCAAGTAGAGATTGATGAAATATCAACAACTCTATTACAAGAACTAACAAAACATGGAGGAATAGGATTATCGGCAAACCAAATAGGATTAGATGTTAGGGCGTGTGTAATTAACGTTACTGAGCCTTTAGTATTGATAAACCCAAAGGTTTTAGAAGTATCAGAAGATACTGTTGCTTATGTAGAACAATGTTTATCTATCCCAAAATCAATTCGTAAACCAGTTAAAACAGTAAGACATAAATCATTTAAAGTTGAAACAGATAACTTAGGTATAGTAGAGTTTTCACCAACAAAAACAGATTGGAAAGATTCTAATGAGTTCTTTTCTGATGAAGGATTGTTAGAAACAGTTTGTGCTCAACATGAGATAGACCATCTCAATGGAGTTCTAATTACAGACTCATCAAGAAGATATACTCAAACTATTACTCGAGCAAAAAAATATGGTAGAAACGAAAGGGTAATGGTTAAGTTACCAAGTGGAGATACTGAATTTATGAAATACAAGAAAGCAGAACCTTTATTAACACAAGGTGCTGAAATCTTATAATTAAACGAAAACATGGGAAAACTTATATTTACATATACAGACAAGGATTTTATTGAGAACAATAGAGAAGCTAATAAAGTAGAGCTTGATGTACCAGATGATATGGACATTAACGAATACAAAATCGTCTGTGTAAGAATGGCATCCGCCATTGGTTATGGTAACAAATCAATAACAAAAGCATTTGGAGATTTAGTTTTTGGACAGGATGACCCAAACACAATAAAGGAATTATTAGATGAACTCAATATCAAAGGTGGCAATAAAAAAATTAAATGATAGATTATTAACTCAGAATATTATCATGCAAACACTTATTGATGTTATATTAGAGAATGGTATGATTACAGAAAAAGAGTTAGAATCTAAGATACAAAAAAATATCGATGATATGGATAATATTCTCGATTCACTACAAGAAGAATCTTCAGAATTAGGTGAAGATGTAGTTATTAGTGGGATGTACTTCGGCCCACATGGAGAAGCATAATTAAAATTTTTCCGTTTTTATTTGGATATATGGAATTTTTTTCGTATATTAGTGAAGTATGTTTAATCAAAGAGGAGACTTTATGAAAAAACAAATTATATTTACTTTGATAGTTTCACTACTATCATTTGGAATGATTGATTCGGCAATGAAATCTGAGTTTAAAGCTTCAGAAATAACATTACAAGAATTAGAAGAACAAAGAAAGATTCAAGAGTTAGAATTAAAAAAACTCGAAGAACAAAGAATCCAGCAATATCACGAAGATGAACTACAAAGGTTCTTAACTGATATAGGATTTAGAGAAAGTGGTAACAGATATGGTATCACAAATAAATGGGGATACATGGGTAGATATCAATTCGGTAAATCAACATTAAAAGGTTTAGGATTTGAAGTTTCTAAAAATGAATTCCTTAGTAATCCACAACTACAAGATTCAGCAATGATGGCTTTATTAAATCACAACAAAGAAAAACTACAAAAGTATATTGATTTATTCGATGGAGAAACAATCGATGGTATGTATATTTCTGAAAGTGGTATATTAGCCGCGGCTCACCTCGGAGGACAGGGTTCTGTAAAAAGATACTTTAGAAATGGTAAGGTGTTTAGAGATGGTAATGGAACAAAGATTACATCTTATATGAATAAGTTTAGTGGATATGATATAAAATTAAATTAAAAAAGTTATGTTAGAATTATTTACAACCTATAATATCGTTATAGGTTTTTCAGTATTATTAAACTTAATATTATTGGTAGGTGTACGAAACCTTATACGCCAAAATGAACAACTCGAAGATAGAGTTGTTGAAACAATATATTCAATTAGAGATAGGGTTAGTATTTCTTTAGATAAAATGCGAAAATTAGACAATAGAGAAGCCTTTGAAAAAGATGATGAGGTTGGGGTTACCTTTAACGAATTAAAAAAAATAGTAGAAGATTTAAATAACGAATTATAATATGCCAAAGAAAAGAAGAAAAAAATCCAAAATATATTTTGGTACACCTGCACAAGAAGCAATAGTTGAATATAATAATTGTGATGACCCAAAAATACGGTCTGTAATTTATGAAGAACGAATTAAGTATCCATTCGAAAAACTTGCGGAAAATGTTATTAATACTTTCAAGTTTTCATATTTCGATGTACCAAAAAAAGATATCCAAACAGAAGTAGTTTCTACAATGGTAGAAAAAATGCATATGTTTAAAGAGGGTAAGGGTAGAGCATTTTCTTACTTCACTATTATTGCAAAGAACCATTTGATTTTAAAGAATAATGGTAACTACAAAAGATGGAAACAAAACGCACTTCTTTCAGAAATGCCAGAAACATGGAATCCTGAAAATGATTTTACAGAAGTAGAAGAGAATAATGAGTTCAAAGATTTTAAACAACTTATGTTAGAATATTGGGATGAAAATCTAAACTCAGTATTCACTAAGAAAAGAGATTTACAAATAGCAGATGCGGTATTGGAATTATTTAGAAGAAGTGAACATATAGAAAACTTTAACAAAAAACATTTATATCTTCTCATTAGAGAAATGACCGATTGTAAAACTCACTACATTACTAAAGTTGTAAATGTAATGAAAACACACCAGAAAAAAATGTTAAATGACTATCTTGAATATGGTGATTTTAGAAGTGAAAAAACTAAATCATTTTGGAGTAAAGATGATTATATAGATACTGATTATTTATAGAAAATAAAATCAATGGGTTATATATTAGGAATTAGTTGTGGTTATCACGATTCGGCCGCCTCTTTAATTAAAGATGGAATTGTTTTAGGAGGATGTGAAGAAGAAAGATTTACAGGCATAAAACACGATTCATCCTTTCCACATAATACAATTAAGTGGTTATTAAAAGAATTTAATGTTACCAAAAATGATTTAGAAGCAATTTGTTTCTACGAATCTCCTATTGAAAAATTAGATAGGATTGAAACCTCTACAAAAAAAGGTGGAATACTAAATTATTTTAACAGAAGAAATATTGTTAAAAGAAATACAATATCTTATCAAGATTTAATGTTAGATATTAATTCTTATGTTGGTAACAAAACAACTGTTTCTTTTTACGAACATCACTTATCTCATGCCGCATATTCCTATTATACTTCACCATATAATAATGCTATTATTGTTTCTGTTGATGGTGTTGGTGAGTGGGAAACAACTACGATATATGAAGGAAATAGAAACACCTTAAAAAAATTAAAATCTATTAAATTCCCACATTCACTTGGAATGTTTTACTCAGCGATGACTGCTTTTCTTGGATTCAAACCAAACGAAGGTGAATATAAAATGATGGGATTGGCTCCATATGGAGATTCTTCTAAATACATAGATAGATTTTCTTCTATTATTGAAGATACTTATGATGGTGGTTTTAAATTAAACATGAAGTTTTTTACATACGAGTATTCAGATACACATATGTTTAATGAAAAACTTGGAATGGAACTTGGAATAGAAAATAGATTACCCGAAGAACCACTAACACAACAACATAAAGATTTAGCGGCATCTGTACAATCTATTTACGAAAAATACTTTTTTAATTTAGTAAATCATGCCTACGAACTTTCACCATCACGAAACTTATGTTTAAGTGGTGGGTGTGCTTATAATGGTACGGCTAATGGAAAGATATTAAAACAAACCTCATATAATAATTTATGGATTCCACCTGCTCCATCTGATGCTGGTTCTTCTATTGGATGTGCTCTTCATCACTATTATACAAACAATGTATCGTTGAGAAAAATAAATACTAATCCATATCTTGGGCCAGAGTATTCTAAAACTGAAATTAAAAATGTAATAGATAGATATACTAAATATGTTTATGGTGAATATGTTTCTGATATCAACTTGATAAAAAATATTTCAAAAGAAATTACTGATGGAAATATTATTGGTTGGTTTGAGGGTAGAATGGAATTTGGTGCAAGAGCATTAGGTAATCGTTCTATATTAGCAAACCCAAGAGACCCTCAAATGAAATCTCGACTAAATAAAATGATTAAGAAGAGAGAGGGGTTTAGACCATTTGCTCCAATAGTTAAAAAAGAATCACAAGTAAAATATTTTAAATATCAAAGAGTTGTTCCTTATATGAATCAAGTGGTTAAGGTTAAAGATGAATTTGTAAATAAACTTCCAGCTATAACTCACATTGATAAATCAGCAAGAATACAGAGTTTAGATTCTAAATCTCAACCAAGAATATACTCCTTATTAGAACAACTTGAAAAGGATAATGAATATCCAATTGTTATTAATACTTCATTCAACTTAAAAGACCAAACAATGGTTTTAACACCAGAGGATGCAATCAAAACATTTCTAAATTGTGAAATGGATATTTTAGTTCTTGGTAATTACATCTTGAAAAAAACTATTTTATGATAAATTAACTATATTTATCAATAAGAACCCTGGTCGTATAATAAAGTGGCTAGGATACAAACCCAACGAATTTCGGTTGGGTTTTTTTGTACATACATATATAAACACCAAATACATCTCTTTAATTTAGGGTTGAATATATATTCAAAATTTTTTTATCATATATACCATAGTTATTTGTGGATATCCCAATGTTTTGCAAGATGGAAAAGTTATTAACATTAATTAAAACAAAAGGAGAAACATATGGAATTTTTGAAAAAAATTGGCTCTTGGGCTGATGAACTAACAAAAATTGGTATTAGTATAGTTGCTTTAGGAGTTGTACTTGAAGTATTATTCAAAGGAGCAAACATCCCATTTTGGCCAGAAGTATCAGTAGTTGATAATCTTATGGGTATTTTAGGAAGTTTGAGTGCTGAAGGTCTGTTAGGACTTGTAGGTGCTTTTGTACTGTATCATATAATTAAGAAGTAGTAAATATTTTTTAATTCCATAACGCGTTAAAAATCAAACCCTCACTTAAGGTGGGGGTTTTTTATTTTACCATATTTATATACAACATAATATGGTATAATCATGAGTACAGATTTTGAATTATTTCCTGGCAAAAACTTAAGTGGGTTGTTCAAAGATATCTACGATAATCAACAGAACAAGAAAAAGAGAATCTCAGAACTAATTGCGGAGATGAGAAAAATAATTAGACATGCTGGAGATATGGCAGTAATTGGTCCAATATTAAAAGATTTAATTGATTCATCAATACGAAACGATGAATCATTAATTAAGATGAGTGCAATTGCTCAAAGGATAATTGGTGCACAACATAAAGCAGAAGGAGATAGTGGATTCCTTAGTGATGATGAAAAGGAACAACTTCTAAAACAATTAGATGAAACAATTGCTGAAGTTGCAGATGAACATGATACAAAGGTTGATGAACTTACAAATGAAATAGAAGAACTTAAACAAAAAGTTAACGAGTAATGGCAAGAAGAATATCTACATCTAACGCATCGTTTTTTAATAACTACCAATCCACAGGACAAGATAATGTAACAGGTACTGTTGTATTTGTTCATGTTGATGATAGTGAATTCGAAACTATAGCAATTCCAAGTGATATTAGTTCTGATGTATCTGATAAAGATTCTAAACTCGGATTTGCAAAAATAGTTTTAAGAGCGGATACATCATATGATTTAGATGATTTAGGAGATTATCCCCCATATAATATTGATGAAGGATTGCCTCTTCTTGGTGAAGTTGTTGAAATGGTTAAGGTTGGTGGAAACTTACATTATAAAAGAATTCACAACATTGATATAAACAAAGGAAACGCTGTAGAAGATGCTCAACTAAAAGGATTACCAGTAGAAAGTTCGGATGGAGCTTCTGGTGATTACGGAGAAACATCATCAACAGGAACTCCAAACTCAGGAGGAGATGGTGATAGAAATAATAAACTTGGTGAATACTTTGAACCAACACAGATAAATCCTTTAAAATACTACGAAGGTGATAAATTATTACAATCGAGATTTGGTCAATCAATTAGATTTAGTGGATACAATAATGAAGAAAATGTTTTAGCACCAACTATTCTTATTCGTAATAGACAAAACGATAAATCTATTGAAGATTTAAAAGAATATGAAATAACCGAAGAAAATGTAATAGAAGATGGTTCAACAATTGCAATTACAAGTGGAGATTATTTATTAGGATTTAGTCCTGGTACAGAAGATGTTCCTTTTGAAACTGAGCCTGTATATCACACACCACCAGATGAATTAAAAGGAACAGACCAAGTTCTTGTTAATAGTGGTAGAATTATATTATCATCAAAAGATTCTGAAATGATTTTCTTTTCTAAGGGAGATGTTTCAATATTATGTGATAGTAAACTTACAATTGATAATGGTAACGATGGAGCCTTTATTGATTTAAATGGAGAGTACAGAACTACAACAAATGATAATGATATGTTTTTCTTGGGTGGAAGTGGGAAAATATTTTTAAATGTTGATGGTGTTGAAGATGAACCTTTAGTAAGAGGTGAAACACTTCTTGGATTACTTGAAGAATTGATTGATGCTATAAATGTACAAATATTTCAAACACCATGTGGCCCTACATCACCTGGTCCAACAAATGCACCAACCTTTAATGATATTAAATCAAGACTAAACACTTTCTTATCTACTTTAAATTATACGGAGTAAGAAGATGTCTTTTACTACATTTAAACAACAAATGAATAATTACATGACCAATCAAGATGGTATTGGTGCATATGCTGATTTTGCAAAAAAGATTACTCAAGAGTATGATATGTGTATTAAGAGGGGATTCCAAACAGTGAATTCTATTCCTATAGCGGCTGGAAACACTGCAGGTATGGAAGCTATGGTTAACACAGCGTGTACAATTGCTATTTCCAAAACAGGAGGATTACATACCTTTGGTGATGATATTGGTAAAGCCGTGATTGTTTATTGGACAGGTGCAACTTTAATTGTTGGAATTCCACCAGTAATACCTGCTACTGGTGCAGTATCAAACATAACTACAACCGCCGCCGTTTGTTTGAGTCCTGGTTCATGGACACCAATGGGCCCATTAAATCCAATAGATGATAGTATGAATTTCTTGAATAGATTGGCAGGTTCAATGCAATCTCACCTACCAACAACAACACATATGTATAATACAATATCTATATATCCAGGAGCTCCACCACCAGTAGCACCTGGAGTTTTGATATCTCCTGGTTACACAGTACCATAAAATGAAAGAAGATATATTTATATTAAGATAAACACAATTGAAAATGAATAATAAACAATTAATTAAAGTAATTAAAACTCTTGTTGAAGTGGAAACCGCTAAACAACAAGAACGCTTTTTATCTAAAACTTTTCCAACGATATTGGAAGAAGAAGTTAAGAAACGATTAGCAGAGGTGAAGGGAGGTGTAGTCAGCGTTCCCTCTACGCAAGTTCCACAATTAACAAATGAAGTAGACCCATTTGAACAAGCAGAACTTGCATTACAGGAACAAAGACAAACACCAAAAAAACAATTCACTAAAAACTCTGTTTTAAATGAAGTTTTAAATAATACAAAACCATTCTCAAAGGAACAGAGACAAGGTGGAGCTGGTACTAAATCTGTATTAGATAATTTACCTCAACAATCTGTAAACGAAAGTATGGATAAAACTGTAACATTTAATTCTCAAGGTGCACAAGGTGGTACTGATATGATGAGAGCTCAAATGGTACAAAAAATGGGTTATGGAGATGTAAGAAGAGGTCCTAATAAACAAGGATTGGGTGTTCAAACTGGTTTACCTGGTTTAGATAGAATATTAAATAGAGATAATTCAGAACTTGTAAAAAAGTTTAAAAAATAAATTTACTTGGGAGAGTAATTAATGGCGTATATACTTGGCAGAAAAACACTTAAGGATTCTAAAGAATTTGATTCTTATGCATATGGAATCACACTACCAATACAAAATGATGGTAGAGGATTTTTTGCACAAGCATTTACATCAATCGAACAAGCAAAAAGTAATTTAAAAAATTTATTACTTACAGCAAAGGGTGAAAGAGTAATGCAACCAAACTTCGGTTCTGGATTAAGGTCATTACTATTTGAACAAATGGATGATGAAAAGTTTGAAGATAAAATACAACAAACGATTATCACTGCTGTAGAGTTTTGGTTACCTTATATTAATATAGAAGAAATTAATGTAGAAATGACCAATGAGTTAAGAGATAAAAACCAAGTAAACTTGGATTTAAAATTTACAGTTGGTAATGAAATTGATTTACAAGAAATAACATTGGTAGTACAGGAATAATATTATGGCATTAAATTCAGCAAATTTTAAAAGTAATCAAGGAAGAGATATAAAGTATCTTAGTAAAGATTTTGCCTCCTTTAGAAAAAACTTAGTAGAGTACTCTAAAACCTATTTCCCTAAAACGTATTCTGATTTTAATGAATCATCACCTGGTATGATGTTTATTGAAATGGCATCTTATCTTGGGGATATATTATCTTACTATACAGATGATTCATTAAAAGAATCATTAATGTTATATGCAGAAGATAAACAAAATGTAATAGCATTAGCTAACTACCTCGGATATAAACCAAAAGTTACTGCACCTGCTATTGTACAACTATCCGTTTACCAACTTGCACCTGCAGTGGGTAGTGGAGAAGATAACAGACCTGATTCTGATTACTACCTTAGAATTAAACAAGGTATGGTTATAGAATCATCCAAAACAAGTGTAAGATTTAGAACAACAGAACTCGTTGATTTTAATGATGCAACAGATAGAGAGATAACGGTCTATACTGATGATGGTGGAGAACCAACTCAGTATCTTATAAAAAAATATGTTAAAGCAGTATCAGGAGAACTTAAAACTGTAAATGTTGATTTTGGTTCACCAGAACAATTTTCATCAATTAATATTGCAGATAAAAATGTAATTGATATCTATGATGTTAGGGATACTAATGGTGGTAAGTGGTATGAAGTTCCATATCTTGCTCAAGAAATGGTTTATGTTGATTATCCTGTATCAGAACAAACTGATAAAGATTTAGCACAATTTAAAGATTCTGTATCTAATGTACTTAGAGTATTAAAAACTTCAAAAAGATTTGTTAAAAAGATAAATCAAGATAATAGTACTAGCATTGTATTTGGTGGTGGTAATTCAACCAATGATGAACAATTAGTTCCAAACTTAAAAAATGTAGGATTGGGATTAAATTCCTCTATTGATAAAATGAGTTCAGCGTATGACCCCGCTAACTTTTTGAAAACTACATCATATGGACAGGCCCCATCTAATACAACTATGAGTGTATCTTACTTAGTAGGTGGTGGTGTTGAATCAAATGTTGGTAAGGGTGAATTAACTTCAATTAAAAGAATTGAGTTTGATGATGATACCAAAACTTTTGCACAAAACGAAACAACTCTTTATAACAAAATGAAATCATCAGTAGCGGTTGATAATGAAATACCTGCAACTGGTGGTAGAGGTGAGGAAACGATTGATGAAATCAGAGAAAACGCACTTGCAAACTTTGGTTCACAAAACAGAGCGGTAACTCGTAAAGATTATCAAGTGAGAGCTCTTTCTCTTCCACCAAAGTATGGTGGTATTGCAAAAGCATTTTGTTCACCAGATGGTCAATTAGATAATAACTCACCTGCTTCACTTTTAAAAGATACAGAATCACTTGATGAGTTTGTTGGGTTGATTAATGATATGAAGGGTAAAGACCTATCTGACCAAGAAATGAGAGATGAGGTTCGTAGGATTTTAAAAACTAAAAAGGGAACAACCAATGAGGTTAATAATCCTTTTGCCATAAATTTATACATTCTTGGATATAATTCAAACAAGAACTTAAGTATTCTTAATAGAGCGGTAAAGGAGAATTTAAAAACTTATATTGGTGAATATAGAATGTTAACAGATGGTATTAATATTATTGATGGGTTTGTTATTAACATTGGTTTAGATTTTGAAATCAGAGTTTATGGTGGATATAATAAAAGAGAAGTTCTTACAAAATGTATAACAGAATTAAAAGAATATTTCGATATAGATAATTGGACGTTTAATATGCCTATTAATATTTCAGAAGTTGAAATCTTAATTGCAGGTGTTGAGGGAGTTCAATCAGTACCAAAATGTGAAGTATTCAACAAGTGTTTAGGAAACTACTCAGAACACTCTTATGATATTAAAGCGGCAACTAAAGGTAAGATGGTATATCCATCAGTAGACCCTTCAGTATTCGAGGTTAAATTTCCTAATAAGGATTTAAAAGGGAGGGTAGTATAATGTATCATTTCGTAACATCATCAAAAGACTCAACAATATTTTTACAACAACCTACTCAAAATACAGGTTTAGATGAAATATTAGAAGTATCTAAAACATATTATGGAAACTTAAAAGATACTGCTCGTTCTCTTATCAAGTTTAACACCACTCCATTATCACAATCCATAGCAAGTGGTGAAGTAACAATGAGTTCTGCTCACCTATTATTAAAAGAGTGTGATGCTATTGAGATTCCATTAGATTATACAATCTATGCATATCCTATTTCTCAATCTTGGGAAATGGGAATCGGTACTCGTTTTGATAACATCACAACAGATGGTGTTAGTTGGGAAAATAGAGGAACTCAATCTGATAGTTGGTTGGGTGATGGTTCTTACTTAGCAGGAACAACTGGTTCATTTAATGGTAAAGGAGGAACATGGTACACTGGTTCAGCCGCATCACAATCATTCTCATATCAAACTGAAGATATTGAAATGAATGTATTAGGAGCTATGAATACATGGATTGGTGGTACACTTCCAAACGAAGGTTTTATAATTAAACATTCTAATTCTAAAGAATCAGATACATCTGATTATGGTCAATTAAAATTCTTTGGAAAAGAAACTTCTACAATATACCAACCAAAACTTAGAATAGGTTGGGATGATTCATCTTTCTCGACAGGTTCATTAACTGAACTAACCGCAGATGATATCCATGTAACATTTAAAAGATTAAAAGTAAGATACAAGAGAGGAAGTAAACCAACCATACGAGTATTTGGTAGAGAAAGATATCCTTTAAAATCTTATTCAAACACATATGCATATAATGATGTGAAGTATTTACCATCTACAACATATTATCAAGTAAAAGATGCTATTACAGAAGAAGTAATTGTACCTTTTAATGATAACTATACAAAAGTAAGTTGTGATTCAAATGGTAATTTCTTTAAAATAGATTTAAGTAATTTTGAAATAAATAGAGATTATTACTTTGAAATCAAAGTAGATAGAAGTGGTGAAATAGATTATTTTACTGAAAAAGATTTAACATTTACGGTAGAAAAGTAACATGGGACTTAAAGATAGGTTTAGAATAGATGAGCTGGTAAAGAAAGGTTCAAACGCTATTCCTCGTGATAAACGAGGTGGTATTCGTGTGCGAAAAAAAGATGGTAAACAAGTTCCACCAGGATATTTTAAAGATTACAGAGGTAGGTTTGTACAAAAACCAATGAGACCAATTCCATTTGGAAAAAAACCAATCAAAGGATTTGATGATACTACAAAAAGATTTAAAGCAGATTTTGTTGATAAATTACCTCCAATAAATGATTTTCATCCTGATAGAAATTCATTTGGTGGGGAAACATCTGGTAGAATAGAAAGACCTATCTATGATGAAAATGAATTGCAGAAGGCAATTGATATTAAGGTTGATGAATTAATAAAACCAAAAAAACAAACAAAAGGTAAGTTTGTACCATTACCAAGATACAATAAACTACTTGCACAATTTACAGGTTCTCAACAACAGATAAAGTCATTAGAATCTGATAATTCACGAGTACGTTCATCAATAAGTGGTCTTGAAGGAGAGATTCAAACATTAACGGGAACAGTAACTTCTAAAGAAGGTGAGGTAGAACAATTAAATTTATCTCAAGAAGAATTAAATAGTAAGTATAATGAACTATTGGCAGATTTTCAATCAGCATTAATAAAAGGTACTAAGGAAGGTATTGAAAGAGCTTCTTTATCTGCACAAGTAGAAGGTTTACAGGCTCAAGTTACAACCTTACAAGCACAATTGACTGCACAACAAGATATTGTAAAATCTTTACAACAACAAGCAGAAATACAAGCAACAGTTACAGAACAAGTTGTTGAATCAAAAGAAAAAGAAGTTGAAGCGGCCAAACAAACAAGTTTGTTAGGGATAGTTGAAGATAAAGGACAATTCCAAGTTAAGGGTACTGTTGGTTGGGCACTCCATCCATCAAGTAAAAATAGAAAACCAGAATGGGCAGCTCGATGGGATGATAGAAAAAAAGGAGCTAGGGGTAGATTATCTGGTCTTAAATATGATTGGTATAATATGGGGCCTGAACCAATTACACTTAAGGTTGATGAAACTGTTATCAAAAAGAAAAAGTGGTTAAATGGTGTTCCAAACTCACTTACTATTCCAGCAAGTCCTGATGGTGGTTCAACACCTGGTACAAAAACAGTTACTTTCAGTAGAGGTAGTATTGGTAAGGGAACTTATGAAACAGAAATAATTTGGACGAACCAAACTACAAATGAGAAATTTAAAATGAAAACTCGTTACTGGCAAGCAAGAAGTAGAAGAAAAACCTAATAGATTATGGCGTTAGAAACATTTAAAGAAATAGTTGAAAGAAAGGGATATCTTGTAAACAAAGAAGATAGAAAAATTTTCGAAAAGGAAATTAGAAAATCTAACTTTGGTATGGGGTATTCTGATATGATTGAATTCATACTATATGATTCAAATGATAATCAGCTGCCTCAAGGTGAAGATGCTAAACTTGTACGATATATTCATATTAATGATAAAAATATAAATGAGTATTTTTTAATTACAAGTAGTGAAGAAACTAAAAAATTTAATGATTCATCTGAGTTTATTATTGATTTAGAAAAGTTAATAAAAGAAGCTGGATATTCAAATGGTATATTTAAAACACAAGTTACATTACTAAACAGAAGAGTTGGTTCAGAAGAATCTTCTGAAGATAAATTGTGGATACACGAAATTTCTCCATCAAGAACCGAAATACGAGTTGTTCCTCTTAAGAATACAGTAAGACCTAATAAGGATTTAGTTAAAAGATATAATCTATTTGTTGAAAATGGAAACTTTAGAGATGATACAATTTACTATGTAAGAAACTTTATAGAAGGAATTGATATATTAAATGTAGTTGATTCTTTTATAAGAAGTAAAGGAAGAATTAAAGATGGTAGAAGATATCAGAGACTAATTCAAAAAGAATTTAAAGTTGGTTCTTTTGATAAGTTATTAAACGATATTAAAGATAGGTATATAGAATCCATGAACTATTTTATTGAAGGTAGTGAATGGAATATTACATCAAATAAATATGGTAAACCAAAAGGTGAATTAGATAAAATTGAGCTAACAGTAAGATTTATAAAATCAGTTGCAGAACAAGCTCTTAGAAACTCAATTGAATATTATTTACCAAAGAGAAGAATTCAAAATAGTGTTGAATTAACAAGAGATGAACAAGTTACTTTTGATAAAGTAAAAAGAATTCTTAAAACAATAAAAGCAAATCAGAAGTTTGAATCTACTGTACCTGGTGAAATAGGTGGTGTTGTTCGAGGATGTACTGATAAAGAAGCATTAAATTACAATCCGAGAGCAAAAGAAAATGATGGTAGTTGTAGATATAAAGAAGCTGAAGTTGAAGCGGCGGTTGTATTAGGTTGTACTGATAAGTCTGCTGTAAACTTTAATAAATATGCAAATAAAGATGATGGAAGTTGTAAGTATCAAGAAAAGGTAGAAGATTTTGCAGATTTAGGAGGAGGTACTACCGTAGAAACAACTGATGTAGAAATAGATACAGAGGTAATTGATAATACTCCACCAATACCAGACCCGGAACCAGAATACAAATTAATTACAAAATTGTATTACATTTGGTCGGATACTGGAGCAATCAAATACAGAGATAGAAATAATGAATCGGTTGAAACACGAGGTGTAGAATTTGATGCACATAAAATAACATATAGAGATACTGTTGCACCAAAGTTCGTAGGAGATGTTAGGGAAGTTCCAAAAATTATAAAATCACCTCCACGAGTGATGGAATATAAAATTGTAAATAACTCAAGAAAAACAAGAGTTAAATTTCCTAACCCAAGAGTTGTCAGAAATGAAATGGACTATTTCGATGAGAGAAGAGCTCGAGGTAGAGATTATAGAAAAGGTAGACCTCTTGTAGATATAGATGGTCCAGAAGAAATTTTTACAGGTCAAGCTTTATCTTTTACTTATAAGAATAAACTTGAACAAACAAAAACAAGTTCACAAATACAACCAGGAGATACACTTATACTATGTGCTATTGAGGATTCAATAGTTCCTGTACCTGGATTATCAATAAACGAAGTTGGTGGATGTGGAGGTACTTATCCAAGAACTATATCCGCACCTAAACCACCTCAGAGGTGTAATGACCCTGAGGCGATTAATTATCAATCTATTGGAAGTTGTAAATATAGACCAAAAGACCCTATTGACCCAACACCAATACCAACACCAACACCAAGACCAATCTGTAATGACCCTAAGGCTACAAATTATAGAGCTATTGGTTCTTGTGTATATCCAATACCAGACCCTGTTGTAGATGAACCGATTAAGCCGATAGTAATAACAGGAGGCAACCGCGGTGGAGGCGGAGGAGGTGGTTCTCGAATAGTAGAAGAAATACTAAATGAACTTAATAATATTCCTAACGCTTTTAGAATGGATGGAGAAGGTAGTATTTCGAATCCATTCAGAGGTAGAAACTATTTATAAAATGAATATTTATATAGAGTACAAGGATAGGTAAAATGAGAAGAAGATTTGACCAAGATGATTTTAATGATTACGAAAATAATTTCGGTAATCCGTTTGGCAATAACCCACAGGGTTTTGAGCCAGAAACCCTATCTGCGGTTACTTCACTACGAGGTGGTGGAGGTGGTGGTGGAGGAAGAGTCTCACCACCAAGAGGAGGTACAGTATCTCCAAGACCTGTACGAAGCAATCCTCCAAGGCCACCAAAAGAACCTTTTGAGGAAATTTCACATTTACCAATAAAGCCTAAAACACCTATTTTTGTAAAACCAGATTTACCACCAATTGTAGTTAAACCAAATACAGGTACAATTAAACCAATTGAGGTAGACCCGGTAAGAGTAAAGGGTGGTTGTAAAGACCCTAAAGCGGTGAACTATGATTCAACCGCAACTTATGATAATGGTAAGTGTGTATATCCAAATATAAAAATAAAACAAACTGTTAAAGATAAAAACGCACCTGTAAAAATTACGGTTGCAACTGATAGAGGACCTGCAACTGTAATGGTTGATGGTAAAGATGTTGGTACAACAAATGGAACTGGAGAATTTCATACACTTATTTTAAACTTTACTGAAAAAGAATTATTACAAAGAAAAATAATTACAGTTAAAAAAAGTAACTTTGCTTCAAAAGATGAGTGGAGAGTTTCTTCTGTACAACGTAGTATAACAAAAACTATTAAACCAATAATAGATACTACACCCGTTTTAAGTGGTGGTAGACCAGAATTACCTGATGTAAGTTCACCAAGACCAAGACCTTCAAGTGGAAATGTTAATCCAAGAGTTACTCCATCATCTGATGGATTCAATAGAGATATGGATGATTATCTTGGTAATAACAAACAATTTTTAGGTGGAACTGGATTTGGAGAATTTAATGGAAATATAGGACCATCGAGAACATCAGGTGGAAATACCATTGGATTTGATGATATAAATTTTGGATTTGGCGGAGCTAGTTCAAATAGACGTAATAATTTTTCCACTATCAATTTTGGTGGATATGGATATGACAATTTTGATAATTTACCTAAGTTGGGATTACCTCCAAGAGATGTTCCTGCAAGAAGTTTTATAAGAAAACCATATGGTAATATTGGTACGAGTCCTATAAAGACATCACCTACATTAAAACCAGCTAAACTAACGTTAGGTACGATTCCATTTAACTATTATGAGATAGTATTAGAAAGAAAAGTGGATGGTAAGTGGGTACAACAACCATCAGACTATTCTACTTTTTCAAAAACAAATGTTTCTGTAAGACCTAAATCTCACTCATTACGAGTTGGTTTTAGTTTAAGAAAAAATGTTGAGATACTCGAATCACCAAAAATTGAATCTACATATAAGGTAAGGATAATTGGAGATGTTCCAACTGATGATACTATTGTATGGAAAACTAATTATGGACAAGTTGGTTCTGTATTAGATGATGATGATATCGTAATATTTCAAATTGAACAACAAGTTGGAGACCCCGAGCCACGAATAGAATTTTATGCAAATGGTATAACGGATTTTACACACAATGGTAGTTTCCAAATTAAATCTGGAAAAAATAATAAAGAATTTAAAGGTTTAGAAACAAGTTTTAGATTATATCCTGGTAATAATGATATACAAGTACAGGTATTTAAAGAACCCGTATCTGAACCTCCAACTAAACCTGCTCTTAAATTAGATAGAACATCTGCTCAATTAAATATATCAGACCCAAAGGCAATTAGAATAGGATACAAATCAGTAGATGCAGATAAAGTAATCTATACACTTGGAAAAGTTAAAAAAACTATTCCATTAAATGGTACTATTACATTAAGTGGTAAAGACTTTCCAAACGGAGCAGGTACATATACATTATATGTTCAACCTGTATCACGAAGAGGTGGTTCTGGTGATATTGAAAAATGTATAATTACTGCAGAAAGTAAAGCATATTTACCTGGTCCTGATATCACACATATTAATTATCCACAAGTAATTAAAGGACCTGATTTTAAAGGCATTGATGTTGATTTCAACATATCATGGCAATCGGTAAATACAAACTATATACACATATATCTTGGTAAACCTGTAAGGGAAAACTACTTGGGTAAATTTGAACCACAAGGTGTTGCTCAATTTAATATGAGAAACATTATTAAAAAGGGTAGAAGGTTTGGAGCTTTAAGAAATTCAAGAAATATAATTAATTTTCAATTACTATTAGTTCCATATAATGAAGAGGGTGATTCAAGAGCAACAGGTAAGTTTGAAACTGTTAACATAACATTTGATAAAGGTGATTTAACTCTTAGAAGAGGAAGAGTAGTTGGTGACCTTAGAACTTCATTTGTAAAACAATGGAATTCAAAAGGGTTTGATGATTTTACTTCACCATTCTTAACTCACTACTTACACCTTGGTGATGGTAATAATAAATTGATTGGTACATGGGGAATTGATGAAACAACATTTTCAGATAAGATAACAAATCCTACTACAAATCAAATAGAATATAAAAACATAGAAAAATCTATTGTTTTAAAACTATATGAACCAATACCTCGAAATGTTGGTACAAATGATAAGATATGGATATCTAAAATACAATCCATACCATTAATTGATACAATAACAATTACAGATGATATTGTTAGTCAATGTACACCATTAACGCCAAATTTTAATTTAGATGTTAGTGATGAAATAGGATATCAAATTCTTGATGATTTAATTTCGAGTGGTTCTGCATCTTCAACTGATGTAATAAGTCAATTTGTATCTTCAAGTGATTTTTCTTTAGAAAATCTTAATATAGAATTCGTAACTCAATCTTCGGTAGTAAAAGAAGTTGGGACAGGTTTATTATTAGAAAAGGCTGGTATAGAAGATTATAATTGGAAAGAATTTATAAAATACTCATCTGCAGGTGAACGAGTTGAAAACTTTTACTATAAGATTAAATTATTAGAAAATTATGAAGATAAATATAATACAGTAAATAGTCTTACATCTTCTATAGCAACAAGAAACGAAGCTAAAAAACTTCAATTTAAAATTGGAGAAGTAAAAAGAGGATTTGATGCATTTGAAAAATTCCTATATAGTAAACCAACTTCTCTTTCATATCCTGGAGCTGGATTAAACTCAATATCTTCATCAGAAGATTCTTCAACAATTAGTTGGTTTAATGGTATTTTAAATTCTGCGAGAGATTATGATAAATATAATACAGCAAGATTATCTTTCAATTTACCAAAACATATTAGAGATGATGAAAACAATTCTGATTTTATATTATTCTCAGATATGGTTGGACAACACTTTGATGTTATCTACACACACATTAAGGCGGTTTCAAAGAGTAATAGAGTTGAAAACAAACATGAATATGGTATAGATGATACAATGTTGTATCATATGTTGGAATCTCTTGGGTGGAACGCTGATATGGGTGTTCAAGGTCAAGCGTTGTGGGAATATGCATTTGGTAAAGATATAGATGGCAATCAAACCACCACAATGAGTGGTAAGGATAGACAACATGAGATTTGGAGAAGATTATTAAATAACTTACCATATCTCTATAAACATAAAGGTACAAAAAGAGCAATCTCTGCGGCTTTAAGTTGTTATGGTGTACCTGCTTCCTTATTAACAATAATGGAATTTGGTGGACCAACTGACCCAGATGGAGATACTCCACAAACATTTACTTATCAAGATAGAACAGCATCTATTCTACTAAGCGGTTCAGCTGCTATTACAGTTCCATGGAAAAAATTTACATCAGTATTTAGTGATGATTATCCTAACTCTGTTGAGATTAGAATAAACACAGAACAAAGACAAGACCAAACAATAATGAGTACTGATGGATGGTCTTTACATATAAATAAAGATACTGGTTCACTTGCATCAATAGAACTAAAAGTAAGTGGAAGTGATACCATATATTCTTCATCTACGAATCTTGGAGCATTGTATAATGATGAATATACACAAATAGTAGTACAAAAAACAGTAACTGGTTCTAATGATGTATTTTATCTATATGCACAAGAGCCGTTTCAAGGTAGAATACGAACAAAATTAAGTTCAAGTTTAGAAATTTCAGGAGTTAGTTCTTGGAAGAGTGGTAGTGATTTGGTTATTGGTGGTGATAACTTAACTGCATCAATTGATGAATTTAGATTATGGAGAACTCCACTATCTGATTCAAAAATAGATAACCATACACTTTTACCAGATGCTATAGATGGTAACCATGTATCTGCTTCTACAACTGATTTAATATTAAGACATGATTTTGAATATCCAAAAAATAGACATACAAGTGGAGATGTTAATATAAAAAGTGTATCTATTAATAGAACATATAGTACATCTTCAATTGCATCTAACTTTGAAAATGTTTCATCATATCCATATCAATATAAATCATATGATAGAGATGTAACGGCGGTTGTACCATCAACTGGTAACACTGTTGGTAACAAAGTAAGATTTGAAACTCAAACTTTAATTTCTGATTTAAATTATAAAAGTAGAGCAACTAAAAAATCATTTGACCAATCACCTACCGATTCAAATAGATTAGGATTATTCTTTTCTCCAACAAAGGAGATTAACATGGATATCGTAAAATCATTTGGAAAGTTTAATATTGATGATTATATAGGAGACCCTTCTGATGATTATAAACCTACTTACGCTAAACTAAATCAATTAAGAGGTTATTATTTCGATAGATATTCTTTAAACATCTATGAATATATTCAACTAATTAGATACATAGACCAATCATTATTTAATATTATTATTTCATTAATACCAGGAAGAGCTCAAACAAGTCAAGGTTTGTTAATAGAACCCCATATTCTTGAAAGAAGTAAAACACAATGGAAACCATCCACTGCAGTTAAAAAAGATTATAAATCGGTTATTGATATTACTGATATAGGAGTATCTTCTGATAATAAACAATACTTGACAATAGTATCCGCATCAGACAATACATCATTAAGTGGCGAATCAAGTGATTTTGTTTCTGTTATTGATACCGATACTTCAAAAGTTTTAGTAGGAACTCATTCAGATTTTTCTGCAACAATTGGTACTGAGGATAATACAACATTAAATGGATTTATCACTGCAAACTCAGGTTCTGATATGGCAGGGATTTCATTTACAATAGATAACACAAATTTAGGAGAATCAATACAAGGTGAATTTGATTCTGATTCTTTTACTCAAATAGGAACAGATTCGGACTCATTATCAATAGCTGGATTTGGTGTATTTGGTAAAAACGGAAACTCTATCAGAACTAAACTTGATTCTGATAATAATTATATTCAAGAAAGAATAAAGATTTTCTTACTTAAAAAATCATATCAAGTTGATATACCAGAAAACGTATCAGTAGATGCATCACAAGGTAGACAATTTGTATCCACAACCAAATATAAAAAGATTGTAAATATTTTACCATTTACTGGTTCTGATGGAAACGAATCAACAAATCCAACTGTAAGTGGAGATATCGTGGAGGTTACACCTTTAAATGGTTATTTCCCAACACATTACAGAAATACAGGAGACTTATCTGCTGGATTGGAAAATTCGTTTTATAATGGTTCTAAACAAACAAGTGCAACAACTTTAGATGGTGGTTCACCTGTTGTAACGTTTACTACAAATCCGAATACATTAAAAGTTTCTGATAGTGGTAGAGGAAGTGGAGAACCAATTTTAGAGGTAGATTAAACGATTTTATGATTTACTTATATTTATATATTGAATAACATTAACAAAGGAATTTTTAAATTATGGCTTATTTAAATAACACCGAAATCACAGTAGATGCGATTCTCACTAAGAAGGGTAGAGAGAAATTAGCAGCTGGAGATGGTTTAAACATCACAAAGTTCGCTTTGGGTGATGATGAAATTGATTACACCCTTTACGAACCAGCACACCCAAAGGGAAGTGCTTATTATGATGCGGCAATTAAAGCAATTCCGATTACTGAAGCTTCACCCGATGAAACTCAAGTATTAAGACATAAATTAGTTACTTTACCAAAAGGTACAACTAAGATACCTAAAGTTGAATTTGGTATCCCTTCTATAAGAGTTTCACCATCATCTGGTCAAGTAACTCTTTCACCAACTACATCACCAAGTGGTAACACACAACAAGGATATACAGTAATACTTGCTAATAAAAACGCAGGTTCTATTGTTGGTAGTGGTTTAGCAGCAGGAGCAGCAACTACTCCATCATTCTTAGGAGATGAAATTACACAAACAGCAGCAATTGAAACTGGATTAACATTTACGTTTATTCCAAATCCAAGTCTGTTAAGAGCGTTAACAACAACTATAACGGTTTATGGAAACGAAACAGGTGGTTCACAAACTATTCCTGTTACAATTACTGACCCAAGAAGAAGCTTAGGTACACCTATTAGACGACTCTAATGGATAAAAAATTAAAGTAAAAAAGGAAAATAAAAAATGGCACAAATAGCAGGACAAGCTGGAGTAAATTTAACAACTGAGTTATCAACGTATTTAGCTGATAATCAAGGTACTCTTACTTCAGAACAATTATCATCAATCATTAATCAGTATTTAACTGGTGGTGATAAATTAGGTGCAAGTGGGGGAGCAATCGCTCAAGGCATCTATAAACGATTTGGTGAATTTGACCAAATAACAGGTAAAGTTGAAGTTGTCACGACTGGATTGTGGAGTGGAGATACTGGAAGTTTATCAACTTTCTTTACTTCATCAACACAAGTTTCTCAGGCAAGTTCAAACTACTATCTAAATGTATATAATACTGACCCAGCAAGTGATACATCAGCCGCTGTACAATACGCAGTTGCATATGGACACAGAACTGGTCAAGGTTCTATATCATTAGCAAATTCAGATTCATCAACTTTAGCAAGTAAAGCAACTTATGCTCAATATCGTTCAATATTATTGGATAATGATGATACTCAATTCACATTTGTATCTTCATCAGCAGCTGGAACACATGACTCAGATAGTATCTATGTAATCAATGTAGCTCGTGCCCGTTACAAAGAGAAAATGGATGCTGGAAACTGGTCATTGAAAATTAGTGGTTCTAATGGAATCTCTACATTGATTGATGATAGTGGAAAGAAATTCTCAGATACAGTTGGTAAAGCTGGTAGAGTATTTGATGTTGCAAGTGGTTCATTAAATTTAGGAACTGAAAATGAAGCAACAGTTAATACAACAACCGCTTCAAATGGACAAGGATTGGGTAAATTCTATCCTGACCAAGGTTTAGTAATTCTTAATCCAACTGCGATTCATAATTTAATCGGAACTTCAATAGATAAGGATAATGATAAAGGAGCTTCCATTTCTACATCTGTAGCTACAGAAGGTAAAAATCATTTCTTATTACACAACGCTATTGTAGGTGGGGGAGATTTTGAAGCAAGAAGAACAGAAAATGTTTCTACATCACATTACTTTGTAAGAGCAACAAATAGAGAATTTAACTTCTCTAACAACCCAACGTTTGTAACTGGTTCAGATGGTTCATTTGCAGAATCAAGTTTTGAAACTGACCCAAGAACCTTTATCAGTACAATTGGTTTATATAATGATTCAAACGAGATACTGGCAGTTGCTAAAACATCACAACCAATTCCTAAATCATTTGATAAAGAAGTATTAATCAAAGTAAAACTTGACTTTTAATAAATAACACAGAACACTTAAGGTTGCAAACTTAAAGGTTCACGAAAAACTTAAAGAATGATATCGTTCTTTATACCCCACCGAAAGTGGGGTTTTTTGTTTCACTATATTTATATAAAGGAGTATTGAATCTATGATAAAAAATATACCAAAAACGGCAGTTTGGAAAAAGAGTTTTCCTGTTTATAAACAATTTACTGTTTCTAATTCGGACTATGAAGTAATATCTGGTTCTTTAGAAACAGGAAGTTTTGAAACAGGTTCTTTCAACAAGCAGGGTAATGTATATACTCATCCATTAATTAAATCGATTATACATAAGTACTATGGTGACCATAGTAATCCATTTACAATGTATGGGGTTGTAAGTGATATTGGTAATTTTAGAAACGAAAGACAAACTGGTTCTAACGCATATGTTATATCAATTGACCAAGAAAAATATGGTGAAGGTATAAAAAAGAACTCATTACTACTAACTGACCATGGAAATACGATTGTATATTCAGATGATGGTAGTGGTAATATAGTTTCACAATATCCAAACTACACAATTAATAGTATAGATTTTCAAACAGGTGACATTACTATAACAGATACCGATAATGAAATATTTACAGGAAGTATTGCAAACTTTGATGTTGAGAGTGGTGTAGCTATTTTAACATTTGGTATTGATACTGATTCTGTTGATGTAATGGTATTGGATTTTTCAGAAAATAGACTACAAACTTCTGTAGCTTTAGATTTTGATGAATTAGAGATTGATGAAGCTAGATACGGAAACGTATTTTATGCAGATGGTACAGTAATATTGTGGGATAATCCAATTACAAATTATACTGCACAATATAGAAGTACTAAAACTATTCACGAAACAGAAGTTCTTGTACAAGTTAAAGCGGGTGAATTTAATTTTTCACAAAACCCTTCTGCTGTAGATGTTACTTTATTTAAAACTCCATATGAATTTGATATATCACAACCATCAATACATAGAAGAGCACACAAACGAAAAATAAAAGAAATTTTAGATATATCAAGAAAAGAAGAATATTATGGAACTGTTGGAACATCGACAGGAAGTTGGGATGATTATGATAAATACAGACAAACAGACCCAACAGGTTCATATTTAGCACCATTTATTACAACCATTGCATTATACGATGATGATGGAGATATGGTTGCAGTTGCAAAATTACCAACACCAATTAAAAATTTACCAGATATGGATATGAACTTTATTGTTCGTTTCGATACTTAATTAATATTTATATAATACAAAGGAGATACTTATTATGGCATCAATTGAAGAACTTTACAACAAATCTGAATTCGCAAAATTTCCACAAGGAAAAGATAAAGATAAAACACCTATCGAATTAGATGGTGGAAAAGATTTAAGAAACGAAGAGAATCTAGCAAAAGCTAGAGGTGGAAAACTGAACTTGAAAAAGTATTCAGAATCAGTTACACGCTAAATCTATAATTTTGGGTTTACTTATTAATACCCATCATAAATGGGCTTTTGTTCATATTCCAAAAACAGGAGGCACAAGTTTGTCAAAAGTTTTGGCAAACATTCCAAATACTGCAAATCCTGCTGGTCACGATTCTCTAAGAATATTAGAGACTAACTTATCGGAATATTTTAAATTTACTCTTGTAAGAAATCCTTTTACAAGAATAGCATCAGCATACTTTCATGAAATTAGAAAAACAGGATATATGACTTTTGAATCTTTTTTAAAAAATTCGAATGAATATGATTTATGGTTTTTAAATCAAACTTATTATACACATGAAGGATGTACAAACGATAAACACATGAATTATATTGGTAGATATGAAAACTACTCAAATGATGTTGAATACTTATTTAATAAAATAGGTATAGATTCAAATATTCCTCATTTAAATCGTAATCCAATTTACGATAAACATCCAAACTTAGACCAACACAAATATTACAAGCATTTATATTCTGAGAAGTGGATGAAGGATTGGGTACGAGAGAGGTATTATAATGATTTCAAAATTTTTAACTATGGGATGGACATATAACGGAAAATGTATAACAGAAATATCAGATATGCCAGAAGGTACTATCGGATTCATATACAAAATTACAAATGGACAAACAGGTCAATATTATATAGGAAAAAAATCTCTATATTCACATAGAACTTTACCACCACTAAAGGGTTACAAAAGAAAAAGAAAAGTAGTGAAAGAATCTAAGTGGCAAGATTATCGTTCATCTAATGCAAATGTACAACTTTGGTTTAGTGAAAATGATAAAGCTTTGAATGAAGATAGAAGAAAAGATATTAATGATAGATTAGAATTAAGGATTCTTAGATTCTGTAAAGGTAAAAAATCCTTAACCTATTATGAACTACAAGAACAATTCTCACATAATGTACTTGCAGACGAGTTATCTCTAAATGATAACTTATTAGGAAAGTTTTTTAGAAAAGACTTGGAAAATTAAAATATTTTTTGTATATTTGATATATGGGTAAGAATACTTTAGTTGTAATGGGATGCTCTATGACAGAAGGTCAAGGATGTTGGGGTGATTTTAATAAACACATCACAAAAGTTGATGATATCTTAAAACTAAGGAAAAAATATATTAATAGATTTTACGAATTTGGTTGGCCAAATATTGTAGCTAAAGAACTTGGATTTGATAAAGTAATAAATTTAGGTAAAATAGGAAGTTCAACATCAGGTCAACTAAAGTTTTTTAAAGAACAGAATTTTGGTAATGATAATGTATATATTATATGGATGTTAACTGAGCCAATTCGGTTTTCTTTTTATAAAAAAGGAAAAATAAAAAACATTCATCCAGCTAAAGGAACACCTATTGGAAATTCCTATATAGATTTTGTAGATGATATAACATTAGATTCGTGTCTTGAACAATTATTTTACATTAAGTGTATGAGAGATATTTCTAAATTGAATAACTATAATTTATTAATTACACATTGGAACTCTGCATCTAAACACACTCAATCATTAGATGATGTTACTGATAACTATTTACACAAAGTTCCAACAACTATATTACCATCTAATAGAAAATTTATTTCAAATGTATGTGGTCATCCTAATGAATTGGGATATGATTGGATGGCAAAAACTATATTAAAAGAAATTAAAAATAATAATAAAAATTTTATCATATCTGATAAAAAAGATAAATTAGAATATATTGCACCTGAACACAAATCATATACTATAAATAAAGAATTACTATAATGAGTGTTAAACAGATAAAAAATATATTAAATTTAGATACGTTATCTATTATCAAAAAGAATAATAGGGATGTTTTTATTAAACAAATTAATAATCTTCAAAAAAGTAAAGAATTTTGGAATTATAAAATAGTTCAATTTAGTAACGATGTATCAATATATAACTTACCAACAGATAGTTTAGAATTTGATTTAATAAAAAAAGATATAGATAAATTAAATTTAGAGGTTAATATACAAGGAATAATGTATTACTATTGGCAACCTGGTTCATATATTCCATGGCATAACGATGGTATCTACTCTAATTCTATTACTATATACTTAAATAATAAATGGGATTATAGTGAAGGTGGTTTATTTTTATACAAAGATGGAAACGATATTAAAACTATAATACCAAGTGATAACTTAGGAGTTATTCAAACGGGTGGTGTTGAACACTCTACAACAATAACAAACACAGAATCCCCAATTAGAAAAACTATTCAAATATTTTTAAACGATAAAAAACATAATACACTATTGTGAAAACATTTATAATCAGAATAAGTAGTAATGAAGATTCAGTTAGGTCTGTAAAACAAACAATCCAAAGTGCAAAAGATGTAGGATATAAAGAATCAATTGAAATATTTGAAGCAATTAAACCAACTGAGTGGAAAGAGATTCTACCATATGAAAATACGTTTCATAATTACGAAAGACCAGATAATGTTGGTGCTTGTTTTGCTTCTCATTATTTGTTGTGGAAAGAGTGTATAAAGTTAAATGAACCTATATTAATATTAGAACATGATGCAATATTCAAAAGTAATATACCTGATATAGATTTCAATATGTGTGTTAACTTTGGTAGACCGAGTTACATTAGACCTCATCATATGATTTATGAAGAACCAAAAGATGGATTAAATTGGCCAAATCAAGTTAACTTCTTAGGTCATCATGCATATGCAATTAAACCAAATGCAGCTAAAATATTCTGTGAAGATGTAAAGAAAAGAACTTTATCTGCAAATGATGTATGGATTGAAAGAGTAACATATCCATGGTTAGAAGAATATAGACCATTCCCCATTTGGGCAGATACTGATTTCTCTACTATACAAACGATGTTACCAGATGAAAACCCACTAAAACAAAAATATGATGAAATTACTGATGTTAATAGTCCTTATTACGATTATTTAATGAAACATTTTTCTCATGTTCTAAAAGGACCACAATCAGAAAGACATATAGATATATGATATTAGAAAAAAATATATTATCTAAGAGTGAATGTGATTTGTTTATAGAAAGAGCAACACTAAAAGGATTTAAAAATAGTTTAATTGGTGATGGAAACGAAAATTCTAATATAAGAACTTCCTATGAGGTAAATTTAGATATAGATGATGTAGTTGGTAATCTATTATTAAATAAATTAAATGAGTTTAATATTACATCACTACCAAAGTATCTAAAAGTAATAAAATACACTAAAGGTTCTTTTTTTAAAAAACATAAAGATACCTACGATGATGTAAAAAATCGTAAAAGGTATAAAACAATGGTTTTACAACTATCTAATACTGCGGATTATCAAGGAGGTGATTTGAAGGTTTATACTGACTTGAGTAAAGATATATATTTCCCTATATCAAGACAACAGGGTTCGGTTTCTATATTTCCAAGTGATTTTACACATGAGGTTTTGGAAATTATTGACGGAATTAGGTACACTATTGTTATGTGGTTAGAATCAGATAATTTTGATAGTAATAAAAAAATATTAATATAAATTTGGAATTTACAAATATTTTTCGTATATTTGTAGTGTTAAAAGTATAAATATGCTTTCACATCACGAGAAACAAGAGGTTATAAACATATTAAATGATGTTTTGGGTGTTGGTACATCGATGAAAAACGATGAACAAGCACACCATTGTCCATTCTGCCATCATCACAAGAAAAAGTTACAAGTTAATTTAAAAACACAATATTGGCATTGTTGGGTTTGTGATGCAAAAGGAAGAAAGATACAGAGGTTACTTAAAAGACTTCATGTAGATTCTCGTAAATTAAAGAAAATATATGAAATCTATGGAGATGATTATGTTGTATATTCAAAAGAAACTGAAGAAGAGAAGGTTGAGTTACGATTACCAAGTGAATTTAAATCACTTTTAAAAGTACCAACAGGTAAAGTAAAACCTGTGTACAGAAAAGCTCTTAGGTATGCTGAAGATAGAGGTATTACTAAAGAAGATATTACAAGATATAATATCGGTTATTGTGATACTGGTATGTATTCCAATCGTATTATTATTCCATCTTATGATTCTGATAACAGACTCAATTACTTCATCGCACGTTCTATACACTCTGAAGAAAAGTTTAAGTATAAGAATCCGCCAGTTTCGAAAAATGTTATTATGTTTGAAAACCAAATAAATTGGAACGAACCAATAACATTAGTTGAGGGTGTATTTGATGCAATGGCGGTAAAAAGAAATGCTATTCCTATACTTGGTAAATTTATTCCAAAAACTTTAAATGATACTATATATAAAAAGGGTGTTGAAAGTATCAATATATTATTGGATGGGGATGCTCAAGACCAGGCTTTATACTACACTATGCAATTCCAAAATCAAGGAATCACTACAAAAAATATTAAACCCACAGATAAAGATGCATCTGAAATGGGGTTCACAGAAGTAAATAATAAATTAAAAGAATCTAAGAAAACAGGATTCGGTGATATTATATCACAAAAACTAAAAGGTTTATGATAATAAATAAGGTTTACCACCTTGCAGATTTACACATTAGAAATCTACAAAGGCACAAAGAATACAAACAAGTATTTAAAAAATTCCTAAAACAAGTTAAAGAAGATAAAATTGAGGATTCCCTCATTTATATTGCTGGTGATATTGCTCATGCTAAAACTGAGATGTCACCTGAACTCGTACACGAAATAAGTTGGTTTCTCACCGAGTGTGCGAAGTTAAGAGAAACTGTGTTAATCACAGGTAATCATGATTGTAATTTAAATAATTCCCACAGACTAGATGTACTCACACCTATTATCGAAAATCTTGGAAATAATCGAATTCATTATCTTCGTGATACTGGTGTCTATAATATCCATAATCTTACTTTTGTTGTTTATTCTATATTGGATGACAAAGAAAATTGGCCTAAAGGAGATACCATTGATGGAGAAAATAAAATCGTTTTATTCCATGGACCAGTAAACAAAGCTCAAACAGATATCGGCTATACCGTTTCTTCAAACTCATTCCAAGTGGATATGTTTGATGGATTCGATATGGCCATGTTGGGTGATATCCACAAAAGACAAACATTCGGACCTGGTTATGAACACATTGCTTATGCTGGTTCTATGATTCAACAAAATCATGGTGAGTTATTAGAGAATCATGGATATCTACTTTGGGATATTCCAACAAGAACTTTTACAGAACATCATCTACATAATGATTATGGATTCTTAACAGTTGATGTAGTTGATGGTAAGATACCTCAATGGGTGTATGATGAGGTTGGTACTAAACTTCCAAAGTATCCAAGATTAAGATTACGATTTACAAGAACAGAAGCTTCTGATATGAAAAGAAGAATAACTGAACTAAAGAAGTTATTCAAAGTTGCTGAAGTTACTGTAACGAGAACCGATACAATAGGACAACTAAAAACAAATCAAAAGGTAAACAAAAACATCGTTGGTAATGTTAAAGATGAAACATTCCAAAACTCCTTAATACGAGATTACTTAGAAAGACAATATTTGTTAGAAGATGAGGAGTTAGATAAGATAGCAGAAATTAACTCAGAGTTAAATGGACAGATAGATGATTCAGATTCAATAGGTAACATCTTATGGACACCGAAAGAGTTTCAGTTTTCTAATATGTTTTCATATGGTGAGGATAACAAAGTAAGGTTTAATAAAGCTCAAGGTATCGTTGGTATCTTCGCTCCAAATGCCTCTGGTAAATCCTCTCTCTTCGATGCATTATCATTTTGTATCTATGATAAGACTTCTCGTACAAACATCTCTAAGAACATCTTAAATAATCGTAAAACAAACTTCTATTGTAAGTTTAACTTCGAGATAGATGGAATTGATTATTATATCGAAAGAAGAGCTAAATATGTTAGGAGACAAACATCGGTAAAGGTGGATGTAGATTTTTGGAGAGATAACAATGGAGTTATAGAATCACTTAATGGAGAACAACGAAAAGATACTAATAAGGAAATAGAAAAGTACTTAGGTAAGTTCGAGGACTTTGTTTTAACTGCTCTTTCTCTACAAGGAAATAACGCACTCTTTATAGATAAATCACAATCGGAAAGAAAAGAAATACTTTCTCAATTCATTGGTGTAAACATCTTTGATAAATTATATCAAAAGGCTGCTGATGAGAATAGGGATAATGCAACACTTATCAGAAAATTTAAGAGTGATGATTTTACGACAAAATTAGCGGAAATCGACACTGATTTAAAAACAAACAAAAATGATTATAAACTTTTAGAGATAAATCAAAAAGCTTTAAAAGACGAAGAAGATGTGTTGAACAAAAGGATTATATCCCTAAACGAGAAAATCGTTAAGTTGAATGCTGATAGTGGGGTTTCGATTGAAGAGTTAGAAAAAAGATTGAAAAACCTCGAAACCAAAAAGGATGGGGTTTCAACCACAAAAAGTTCGGTTCAAGAAAGAATCACCTTTAGGGAAGAACTACAAATTACTTTAGAAGAAATCTTAGATAAGTTTGATGAAGAAGATTTAGAAGAAGGAATTACAAAATTAAAAAGATTAAGAAAGAATTTATCTAATATTGATTCTGAAATAGAAAAAATTAATATTAAGTTAGAATCTTTATACGAAAGAAAACAGCACTTAGATTCACACAAATATAATGAGGATTGTGATATTTGTATGGAAAATTCTAAATCTATTTTAGATACAAAATCTGAAGTAGAATCAAAGATAAAGGAGTTGGAAGAATCTTTACAACACAATGAAAAAGAAAAGTTAGATTTAAACATTGAGATTGATTCTTTGAAAGGATATGAGGATGAGTGGGATAAGTATAAAGATGCTAAAGATAAAGAGGATAAATTAGATAGAGAAATATCCCAACTTATCAACAAGTTATCAACAACCGAAACTGAAGAAATCCGTTTAGATACACAAATTACTCAACAGCAACAACTTATCAAAGAATATTATAAGAATGAGAAACAAATTCAGAAGAATAAAGAAATCAGAGATGAGATTAGTGGAGTAAGAGAAAAACTTACAATTGTTAAAGATGAACTTAAAGGATACAATACAGATATCCTTAAATTAAATGGTAAAGTATCAGCATTACAGAATCAGAAAGAAACTATTGAAGATAGAATCAATGAGGTTAAGGATATGGAATCTCAAAGTAGATTATTTGATTTTTACTTAAATGCTCTTTCTAAAG